CCTTAGATTCCGTAAAAGAACACGCCATTTCTCGGCATCGCTAATTTTTTTCACAATTACCCCTGACTACCTGGCTTTGTTGTGGGAATTTCTTCTTCTGGATCAATCCCAGGGGAATTGCTATACTTAAAATAACGTTCGTTGAGTTCTTCTTGCGAGGAAAGAGATGCAATATCCGAACGTTCTTTTTTAAGGATTTCATGCAAATATCCCGAAGCATTGAAAATCACAGCACATAACGCCTCTTCTCTGAGGCATTTATCAACAGAGTGCGAAACTTGCCCTATTCCTCTATGATAAGACCATACATCCATGAAGTGGCGCCATAGAGATTTCATATAAGCCGTAAGCGGGATTCCCTTTTGCCAGTTATCGCTATCGCGTAATTTGCCATCAGCTTGAGTGCGATGTTTATTCAGATATTCAGCATATCGCCTTAATACGAGCGGGCTAAGAAAACCATCGTAATCGAGCTTTAGAGTATCCGAGTCTCGTGTTGCTCCAGTATCGAATTGTCGCATGATATTTTCACTCCCTGCTTGTAGTTCTGTCTTTTCTCGTTCCACTTCTTTGGCTATTTCACGAGATTCCCCTAGTGTTAAATCCTTCGGTATATTGATTGTGTAAGTATCCCCAGCTTTTTGGAGCGTCTCCCTGAACCACCTTTTAGATTTCGCCTTGCACTGTTCTGTGAATTTATTTCTTGATTCCATCTTATTTCCTCTTTGGTTTTGTGAGAAAAATCGGCGTGGCTTGCGTAAGACCATATCGCCGGTCGAGAACAATAAACGCCTGGGTTGGATGTTGGAATTCCGCCTTGATTTCGACGGAGTATTCGCTATAGCCCATGAGCGATCCACAGCATATCCACTTAGGGTAACAAGACATGAAAGTATGCCAGTGGCCAAACACATCAAGATCAACCGCTTGCACTTTGTCCCATTGCGAAATGGACTTATTCACTGGGATAGTAATGCCACCGACACCACCATTGTACCGTAGACCATCGCCGTGGTGGAAACGCACCTTGCGCCCGACAATAGTCTGCGTATTATGGTAACCCCTCCCGACATCCCACATCACACGTTTATTATTCTCATATCGCTTAGCTAACATCATATAAAGTAGCCACTCATAGCTATTCTTGTAGCTTGTTTTGATACGCTTCTTTGGTGTCGTTCTGCCATGATTTCCAACGCATGTTGGAATGAAAATTGGCAACTTTGTTTTTTTCAGGAGGAAATCAATTCCGGCACAGATCATATCCTGAAGGAACACGCATGCTTCAGTTGGACTAAGGGAATTCGTTTCCATTAGCTCTTCATGGATATACCCAGTCATTAGATCACCGAGCAACGGATGCCAAAGCTCAGCTACGGGTGCAAGGCCATTTTGCCAATCAATTAGCTCAACTATCTTGTTATAGAAACGCTTAATGCGCCGTTCTGCCTCAACGAGATTGAAGAAATTTTTCCCATTAACGCCGAAACTTTCAATCGTCTCCTCGACATGCCAATCCGAAGCCGGAACGATTACTGCAACTCCATCCGGGGCGGACTTTGCAATAGACCCGAGAATTCGCTTCTTTGGCTTGTCTTTTATTGACATGACAACATCAAGTTGCGTCTCCAGGTTAATGGCTTGCGCCATAGCCTGCCGCTGCTTAGCCCGGTAAGATAGTATCTCACCTTTCAACTTGGCTATTTTGATTTCCGCATCAACCGTGTTGACACACGCAACAAGTTCCCCTGGCTTCTTATGCCTCATTTCTCCATCCTCACTTTCAACATTTCCTGCAACGTTCTAACTATTGTATTCTTATGAGTAACTAAAGATAGCTCTTCTTTAATGGCTTCAGCTACCCTGTACGTAGAAACACCAGGACTTTGCAGCATAACGGAAACAACATCCAATACGTATTTTCGGTGTTCTGCTGAAAGTTTTTCATACCATGTCGGCCTCGGTTTAGGTAAAGTTCCATCAACAAGGTCTTTCGGTAATGTTCTTGCTTTTTCTTTGTTCACGATATTCTCTCAATTGTTAAAGTGACTCTTGGAAATTCCGTATCATAATTGAATGTTGGTGTACCGCGGTTCATGTGCTCATAGTCATCGTCCGGCACAACACCAGCATCAACTATTCCATCATAAGCTGCCTTAAGTGATGCCATTGCGTTATCTTGGTCACGCCTGCGTTTTGTTTTGTGGGAAAATACCGCCGATACCATTACCTTATTCCACGGCAACGACTCGATACGCTCAGCTCCAATAGCCTCACACGCAAGACGCCGCAGCTTGCTTGTTGCCTTAGCCTTCATCATGCGACCACCAATTCCGCCGACCATGAAATTAGGCGACAAGGCTCTATTTGGAATTGGCAGGATTACAGTTATGGATTCAGGCATTAGTTCCTACTATATAATCCTCGGCAGTCCAATATGTCGGCGCTCCGCTACGAAGTTCGGAAATAATATCTCCAGCAGCAATGAGATCACCCAGCAGGTCATGCCTACTTTTCTGGTTTGCCCATCGCGTAGCTTTGGTGAGTCGCTGCAATGAAATTCCCCTGGTTCCCGCGTCCCTGATTACCCGGTACACTTTACGCTTGCTTCTTTCCGCCTCGGATGACGTAATTTCGGGTGCAATTTCCGTACCAAAACTAATTAGCAAGTACCGAATTAACCGACAGGCATAATTTGCATCTGCTGAAGTGATGACCGGATCATTACAGCTATTACCCGCTGCAATAATAAGCGCAATTCTCCTTGCATTCTCTTCGCCCTTCCTCCAGAGACAAGCGAGAAGCGGATGTTTCTGTCCATACTTTGTAGTTTCATCATCAAATGAAACAAAAATCTCCTCAGCATCCCGCGAAGCCGGAACTATAAATTGAGCTGGTGGGGCTTCGCAATATCCTGGGGTAACATATTTAGACAATTCATTATTCGATTCCTTTTCAACCGAAAATTCCCTCCACGCACCAATTTGCTGCATTATGGAATTTGGGATTTTGGTATCGAAATTTGCGTTTCTGTTTTTTCTGGGATTATCCCCAGAAACAAATACAAGACATCTGGAAAGCCATCCATCTTGCAACTCCTCTGGACTAATTCCGCTAGTGAATCTCTCAGGCGTAGACGTGCCATAGATACAACAGCACGGCTGGATAACAGTTCGCTGGCGGTCGGCTTCTGCATATTCTCGTCCAAGATACATACTCCCGGCAGATGAATAAAGTTTCATTAAAAGCGAGACTACCTGAGCGTGATTGTGGCTTGCCCCAGACCTAATATGAGCAAGCAAATGACCAATCTCGTCCCATAAAAATAACGTAGTAGGACTTCGAGACATGCGTTCTTCAATAGCGGAATCGGAAGCGATATAGTCGCCGCCAAGCAACTCCACACATCCGGTTGCTGTTGCGAGATTTCTGAGTTGATTAAGTGCATGTTGTTTCCCGGCGGAGGATGGTGCAACTCCCATACAATATAAGTTTGTCCGGCTTCCTAAGCAATCTCGGATTTTCCTTCCGAATAAAGCACCGAGAAAAGTCAATGAGGCAGCAAGTGAAAGGAAGGGCTGGGATCGCAACGAGGTTGAGTTTAACCATGAGCAAATTTCTCCGAGTAGTCCTGTGGGTTGGCAGAGGAACCGTAATTCGGCTTTATGGTTCCCGGCGGTACACTCAGGTAAACATTTATCGCATCGATTCGCCCCATTATCTTGTTGAAATTCCAATCCGCAGTTGCGACATTTCGCCTTACGCAAAAGAACGTCAATATCCACAATGCAAAATTTATCGCCAGAACTGTTATTACTATAATCATCATTGTTTAATAACCATCCAGGGGGGTGTTGTGGCTGCAATTTTCGCGCTTCCGTGACCTTTCTCCTGAAATCCCTTTCGTCACTTTGGCTTGTTAAATCCCACGGCGGCATACACCGTGGATTGTACTCACTAGCAAGTATACCGTATGCCTGAGTGTCTGTCAAGAGAAATCCATGAACCATTCGGGAAGCAGCGTACAGCAGCTTATCGTGGCCAGCTTGCCCCTGAATTGCAGGCTCACAAGCCGCCAGGTACGCGCTGGCGCGTCGCATGGTGTCATTGGAGTGCTGAGGTGACTGTGCAGCAACAGGCCGTATAGCTGGCACCGGGGACGCCTGGGAGGATTTCGCAACCGGGCGCATAAAATCGGGATATTCAGCCGCGGGAATTTCCCACGGAGAATACCCCTTCATCCAGGCATATTGTACTCCGTCAGCTCGGATACTCGGGGCGAGGAGAACGTAGTATCCATCCCCTCTGATGTCGATTCCGGGCCGGAATCCGTTTTTATTAACTGGTGGATTCCCCGCTTTAAAGAACGCATGGAATCCACCGCGCGGAGTATTCTGTCGTATAGTTCCAGGTAATTTGGGGAACTCTTCGAGTGAGGCTTTTCCATCAACATCTCTTGTCGTAGTGACATCAACATCAATGACGTAGACTCCGCTTTTCCTGCCACATGCAACAGCGATATTTGCATTCGGCCACTTAGCCCACCATTCTTGAATTCGTTTCGTATCTGTTGTTGCATCCTTAACTCCGTGAGTTGTAATTGGTGTTTTCTTACCGGGGGTAATGGGGAAAACATACCACCCAAGATCAGCGTATCGTAGCGCTGCTTCAAGTAAGTTGCTCATACTGGCCTCCTTGCTGGCTATTCTTCTCCATCAACTGAATAACTATCAAGCAAATAGTTATCGAAATCACCAGCGCAATCTGCCTCCCATTCTTCCTCTGCGCAAAGATCGCATATTCCGTAATCCTCTTCGCTAATTAGGCAATTACATATTCTGCATCTGTACATCTCGTTCCCCTCCTATTGGCTGATTATATGCGATAATCTCGTAATATCTCTTGACTCTCTTAACAGTAATTGTTTTTGTGTATTCGAGAATTTGTTGACTTAAAAACAAATTACCTAACGCCTCATTCACGGTTGATTTGTCACCGAAACGTTTCCTCCACCATTTGTCTGCAATTTGCCCGGCTACCCCATCGTGATCGAGACACACCCATTCACGATACATTCCAATACCGCATCTGTATTGTACCCTCAGGGAGTCTGGCGAACCAGCCTTAACATGGCGCGAAACGAAAACAGTATTGACTTCCATTATCTGCGGTTCATTCGACAGTATCGACTTGCCGGATGCCTTGATACCGTGCATACGCCGTTCACGTTCGACTGATTCGAGACGCTCTATTTCCTGTTTTGGGATTTCCCATCCGCATTGCGGGCATACCCTAATGGCGCGACTAAATGATTCGCGGCATTGCGAACAAGTTGCCATTATAACCCGTTGATTTTCGCCAAGTAAGTCAATTGGACCATGTTCATCAATACAGCCAGCAAAATCCAAAACAAGGCAATCTCGTTTAGTGTTATATGGCCGCAAACCACGACCGACCATTTGAGAATATAAACCAGGAGAAAGAGTAGGCCGCAAAAGTACAATGCAATCAATACGAGGAGCATCGAAACCTTCCGTTAAGACATTTACATTGCAGACTGCTTGAATTCGGCCAGCCTTGAAATCACGAATCAGCTTATCTCTGTCATGTCGTTTCGTTTTTCTCGTAAGGTCTGGAGCGTAGATTCCATGTTTTCGCAACTCTCTAGACACTCGCTTACAGTGGTCCACATCAACGCAGAAGAACACAGTAGCTCGTCTATCTTCAGCCCTAATAATGTGAACTGCTTCTGCGACAGCCGACTCAATAATTTCGGTTTTATTCGTAGCCTCAACAAGTGAATTGAGTCTGTAATCGCCTCCGCAATTTCGTTTGACCCCTGACAATTCCGGCTGATTTCTGCCAACCTTCGATCTAAGTTTGCATAAGTATCCATCGTTAATTAACTCCATAATTTTGGCTTCGTAGCAAATTTCGTTAAGAATGTGGTCGGCATGACAGATGGAGCCGCACCCCATCCTGAACGGCGTTGCCGTCCAGCCCACTGTACGTAATGCCCCGTTGAATCTTTTGCAGCCTGCAATAAAAGTTCGATACTTTCCTTCACCGGAAGGCGGAATTCGGTGAGCCTCATCAATGAACAAGAAATCGAATGGCTGGAATTCCCCCGCCTTTTTGTAAATTGAATCAATGGAGGCGAACAGGATAGGCGAATTGTAATCTCGTCTACCAAGTCCGGCGGCAAAAATTCCAATATCATCTGCTCCACTAGACGCTCCAAGAGCTGCACGTAATTTGTCTGCATTCTGTTCCACTAGTTCCTTCCTATGGGCAAGGATGCACCCACGTACCCACGGTGCATCCCCACGCCAGCGTTTGATTGTATTGGCCATAATGACGGACTTACCGCCGCCCGTCGGCACGACGACACATGGATTCGTCTGTTTTGCGCAGATATACTCATGCAAAGCATTCTCTGCATCAAGCTGATAGGGGCGTGGCTGAAACATCATTCAGGAAACTATTCTTCTTATCTGTTGATACTGTGCCAGCCGAATGAGCGCAATTTCCTTCGTTATCAAAACAATCCTACTGTCAAGGCAAATGTTCCATTCGTCCGACGATGGAATACCAACAATGTTGTCGGTTCTTTTCGCTACTTCCTTTGCTTCTTGATACAAATCATCTGGTATTATGGCAACCTGTTTATGAAATGTACCATCGGCAATCAGAAAGCGCTTAAGTCTTGCGCGTATGCTTTCTTTACTCATAATTCATACCCCTTATATTTCCCGTAACCTGGATTACATTGTGGGTTTTTCTTCGCGGCACGACGTTCCTTGCGAGCTTTCCATTTCTTTAGCCACCAATGATAACACTTGCCGCCCTTTCCGGCCTTGCTCCAACCATCGGCTTGTTCAACACCCTGCGCCATTATTATTACCCTTCAACTAAAAATCAATTCCATACGGTCGGTTTTTTGATAGTGGGGCGACAACCAAGGACAACATGAGATTACATTCCCATAATTCCCATAATATAGAATAGAGAATACCTTCATCGGCCTGTACGAAAAATGTCTCGCTGCTGTGCATTATTCCCCATCCTCCTCAACTTCATCTTTTCGCTGCATGAATTTGATCGGTTGCCAAAGAGCACTACTCCCGAAAATAACGTATTGCCACTGAATCGTCACCCTCTCCAACCAACGTGTTTCCAAATCAATACGCATCGGTAACAAGAGGAATTTCGTTGTTTCCTTAACGCTACCTACGGCGGTATGTAAAAATCTCATTCCTTACCCTTTCTAATCTCCGCTTCCTTAATATCCGGCCAAATGAAAACCGCCATACCAGTATCGAATTCGGCAGCCTGACAATCGAAATTATCTTCCCGGTGTTTAACTGCGCTGGGGGTCATCGGTTCCCCGGCAAACTCAAGCCATTTTTCCTCCAGTTGGCTTACTTTCCCATGCCATAAAATTTCTGAATCTTCGGCTGGATATCGTGCTGAAACATCGTCACCGGACACGCTAGTTATCTCGGCCTCGAATAGCTTTTTTGCGGCAGATACCATGCCATTTGAGAGTTGCTGCTGCGAAAGACGCATAAGCTCCTTGGTTATAAACCCGCCCTCGCCATAACCATGTTGCCAAATTTCTCCATTTCCATTGTTCTTGAAATCTATGTATTCGCCACTAGACCCTTCATATTGGCCATACTCATGGGGCTGAGCGAAGGCGAATAGTCCGGGTAAACACAGGTGATCATCACATGTTCTTGCTTGATCGGCCTCTGATAAGCCTCGCTTGTGTTTTTCGCACACCCACCTAGCATTACCGTCCATCTTCGGCGTCGCATGACAGCATTGACGACATGAAATGGCCGGGATAGGTAGTGCCTGGCAATGCCCCTCATCTTGAATACTCCAGCAAATCGCTCTTGCGTCACACCATTTGCATAAATAGTAATCGGAACGTCCCGAAATACGTTCTGGTGGAGTAGTGTTAAAAATTATTTCGTATGCCTTGTGCATCAAGAAATCAGAATACGTTTTATCGAATTGCACACGTTCGGAATAAATTTCGTCATTGTCTTTATTGACAGCAAGATACAGCGCCCGCGTCATGCCAGTATGATGCATATACATAGTCATTTGTGCTAAATGCTGGGGTTTAGCTTTTCCGACCCCCTCTTTTTTTAATTTCGCAAATGACTTGGCGTTATGTGTCTTGAATTCCAGCACATGCCAGGTTTTTTGGGCTTCCGGTATGCCGTAAGCACAACCATCCATGTGGCCAGAGAAATGACCGCCATGAGCTGATAAAGCAAACTGATTGCCATTCTCATCTACGTCGTAGACCTCGCATCCAATTGCGCGAAGTTCATTGATAAAGCGTTTTTCAGCTAAATCACCCGTCTCAAAGAGCCGATACATCCTGCCGTCGAAATCAGACCCGCAGCAATAACGAAATTGATACCAAAGGTAGCGTTCACAATAATGCCCGATACTTGACATCCCGAGATAGCCTCGGGGCTGTTCGCTATCGCCCTTTTTCTTATGGGTGTCATATATCGCCTCCACAGTCTGTGATTGTTTCGGAAGTAGGTCGGAAAGAGCAGGCATTATTTCGCCTTAACTGAAATGGCTACTTTTCTAGGAGTGACAATAACATGCTGCGACAGCACCCCGAAAAACTCAGGCTCGCCTTCACGATAATACTCGTATCCCGCGACATCAAGTTCCACGGTCGTCTTTGATTTCAGCGGGGCAAACTGTTCTAGCTCACTAAAGATTTTCTCTATGGCCTGTACATCTGCCTTGTAATTCAACCCACGCTTCACGGTGAGCTTTTGGCCCTCCGGTAGCGTTATTGTCCTCTGGCCGGTATCTTTTGTAGGAACAATAGCTGCAATGCGGTTTTCAATATCAACCCTCGTACTTCGTGCAAGCGCCTCCGCAATTTTTGCAGCAAGTAATTCATTAGAAAGCGCCGCAAGCTCCTCAAGTGCTTCATGGTCCATCAGAACCCCAGTGTTTCAAGTGTCCATTTTACCCCAAAGTAATTTCGCATATATACACGGAGAACTTCGGCATCCGGCGATGCACGCAGACGCACAAAATAAGTATTACGAATACCGGAAGCCCTGCAAATTGATAGAGAGCGTTCAATTTGCCACATAATAAAAAACCGTATTTGTGGATCGTCTGATTTTGCGGACCACGCGACACATGCAGAATATACACAAAACTCCATCATGTGTTCCACGGTTTCCCCTCGCTCATGGATGGCTAGTTGCCGACGCGCCTCCGCTCCATTCGTGTAAGCCACCCACTCATCCCAGAGATATGACGGCTGGTGTTCCCAGTATTGCCTGGAATCGATCAGGTAGGACTTATAGACGGCACCACGAAGCGATATTGGCACAAGCCTCGATACTCGCGTAATAGTAGTAGCTGGTTCGTGTTGAATTCGCACCACCCTGTTATTTAATACATAGAAGCAAGGGCATCTGAATTTACTGCGTAAATCTGCGTTGATTCCATGCGTACCCTCATGTACCCAGCCAATTAGATCGGCCTCGCGGTACGGATGGCCAGCATGCAGGTGGCTCTCGATGTCCGTCACCACGGGACCGAAATTATTCACATGGCGTACTGGATGGTATGTTGTGAATGTGAGCGGAGTAGCAAGTAGCAATACGAAAGTGATATGCTGGATCATTTGCGGGACTTTCTGATATTAGGGTAATTTCGTAAGCCCTCGGGAATAATCTGCAATCATAAGAACCGGAAATGCTAACATCAATTATTGCAATTTCCATCTTCCGATTTCCCTAATACTAATGACACACTAAATCATGCCCCGAGTTTTCTAAGGAGATAATCTTGAAATTTATCTCTTATGAGTTTTTTGTGATACCGATCCCTTGTATTATCCCCGGTAGATTCTAGGAATAATGTGTAACCACGGAATTTTATTCCGGTATCGAAAATTCTGCCGTCGCTACTCGGTATATCCACATCAATTATCGTAGCCTTCATTATTCCACTCTCCTGATACTGTCTGTATTGAATTTACTAAGTGCAATCAATTTCGACAGGCGGTTGTATGCCTGTTCCTGTGCTTTCCTGGAAGTATACCATCGCGTATAGCCCCACTTTTGGAATCGCAGATTCCATTCTTGAACGCCGTATAATTTGCGTTTTGTGGCATGTTTTGTATAATATGATATATCAACACCACTATCAGGTATGAATGTCATAGTATCTCCAGGTGCAAGCATTCTGAGTATCACTTCCTAGCCCACGGCGGGGGAGTAGCCGGGGCACCGACAGCAGTGGGTTGCGGCTGCTGAGTTGTGGGTTGGATATATCCACCAGTCGCGGGGGTCACATCACGACAACCAGCTTGCCCGCCGGGTGGGGCGCAGTATGCAGCAGGTGCCCCGGTATCCGCGGCTTGTTGCACCATAGCGGAGTACGTCCTAATAACGTTTTGGTTGTCCTTGACAACCACAGAAGCAACGCACGCCTTCCCGAGAAATTGATTTTCGTCATTGACAACAGCAACCCCCGTGGCCCTGCCGAGTGCCGACAACTCCCTCCTGCCAATCTCCACACATTTTGACGATGGATTCGCTACGTTAATCCTGGACCATAGCTTGCGATTCTTGAATTGGCCTTCAAGTACCGTCATGGTTAATTCGAGATATGCTCCGTCGTTTTTTTTCGTCGTCTTGACTACGGACTTTTCGATCAAGACTGGATACTTCCCTGGTGGCAGTACGTCAAAATCGCTCGTTGGTTCAACGGAATTCACATCGAAGGCATTATTGCCAAACACTTCAGCTAAACTACTCATTAGGAACCTTTTTTCTTGAAATTAAAATTACGCTCAAGATACAACGCTAACGCAAATGCTATTTGAGGCGAATCATTAACATACCCCGCAGCAGAGTTGCACTTCCTACAGAGCCACCCCCTGAATTTCCCTGTCTTATGGTCATGGTCCATGTGGAGTTTTTTATTGTGCTCACTTTTACCGCATAATTCACAATATCCAGTAAAGGAAGCCCTTAATTCATCGACAGTAGCATTACACGCCGTATGCCCCTTATTGGCGGCATGTTCTCGGGATTTTTCAAGTGAAACATGAAACCGATTTTTCTCCCTCCATTGCCGCATACCATCACGATACTTTTGGGCATTTTCTATACGCCATTGTTTCATATAGACTTTATGGTCATACATTTAATGCCCCTGCAAGCGAATTCCAATCTAACGGCAATTCGTATGGTAATTTCCCCCAGCTTCCTCTTCCACCCCCCGGATGCCCTGGACGACGTTGCGTATACAAGAAACGCTGTCCACTCGATGTGTCAATACCTCGCTTTTTTTCTTTATTGAAACCAACATCTTCCCTGAAAACCACGGTCTTAAAAGCAGCAAAAAGCACGGCGTCAGCCCAGCGGTACAAAAAACTTTCTGCCTTAGTGTGAATATCCCACTCGTGCCTGTCGTAACTACCCTCTAGTGGATCATCGTAACGGCGTACTTTAGTATGTCCAGTTAAAATACACGCCATTGTTTTTTTATCTCTGAGGGCATCCAGCCCTTCTGCTAATTGCCTCCATTCATCTAATGCAAAAGCATAGCCTTTTCCGTATCCCCCCCCGACCTTCTCAATTGAATTAACCGGCCCGCTTCGTTGACATACAGCAGACCACACAAGCGGTTCCAACGCAGAGGCGGAATCAATCACTACTGTTTGGTGTTCGTGATTTTCTGTATATAGTGTGCCAAGACACGACATAACATCTGCAAAAGAATTGCTAACTGGAAATTGAGCACACTCAATACTATCCAAGCCATCCTCTTTCGCAATAGGGATAAAAATTGGATTGGGAGCCTGAGATGCCATCGTGCTTTTGCCGACTTTTGGTTCACCCAATAAAATAATTCGCGGAGGGCGAACACAAATGCCCGACGTAATAGAGTCGAGATTAAATGCCATGTCTTTTACCTTATTTCAATAGTGATGTTCGTTTGTTCCGCGCCGTCGCTACTAAACGCCAGTTCGTCGATTATGTCACGGATCGCAATGGCAAAATCCGATGATCGCCTTTGCGGATCGTCTACTTCCGAAAGAATCTCACCGACGGTCCCAACATTTAGTTCATCGCTCGATGTTATGATAAAAATGTCTCGATCCATCATCTTTCCCTTGTCCTAATGAACTTCTACTATTGTACCTAGCCAGAACGCCATGTCAAGCAAAAAGTTACTTTTTCCTGTTATTCCAATTTCGCCACGTTCCATCGGGAGTCTCGTCCGTAACGTCTCGACCCACCCAAGCGAGAAATTTCTCTATTACCACGCTCGGATAACGTCTACCCGATGAAAGTGCAGCGGAATCATACTGAACAACAGTAGCCCCTACATAAACAACCATCCTATCGTTACAGAAGTTACGTAACGTTTGCCTTGGTCGTTTAGCTTCATAAACATGTCCACAAACTAAATCATCTTTTGTCATTTTTCTTTCTTTCTGGCGATAATACGCCGAACAGTCCGAGTAGACCACGGTTTACCGCGACAAGAACCGTATTTATGGTTCAGGATTTCAACGATCCTAGTTACTGTAGCTCCGCCTCTGGTTTGCTCTAAAATACACTCAATTGCATATTTTTCCTCGGCACATCTTTCAAGCCGCTTCATTCTCGCATTGTATTTCCACCCGATAGGCGGCTTGCCTAACCATTCCCCGTTCGCCTTTTTCCTCGCAAGCCCCGCCTTCGTTCGTCTTGCGAAGCGTTCGCGGTCGTACTGAGCGATTGCATCCAGGATATTCGCCACTAAATTTCCTTCTGGCGTTTCCCTGGATGGTGAACCATCTGCTACTTCGATAGTTGCGCCCTTTTCTTTTACCCACTGGTAGATCGTGAGAGATACGAGCATATCCCTTGCAAGCCGGTCACGGCTATCAACTACCAGCACCCAGCCGGGCCGTAGGGCCGTAATTGCCGCGGTCAACTGCGGGCGGTCGAGTGTTTTGCCGGAAATGGCCGCATCTGCAAACTCGTGAATTACATTATATTTCTGCATTAGACAAAAATTACGACATCGCTGAGCTTGATATTTGTTACTATCGCACTCTTTTGCGTTTGGTCTCGGCGAAAACCGGCAGTAGATAATTGCTTGTTTTATTTCTTTGTGTTCTCTGTCCATTGATAATATCCTTTTCCGTTACGAATACTGTACCATGCTATAGTGTGGCACTTTTCTATTTCGCCGTCAAGCCCAACAGAAGGCAAACCGACCCTTGACGGCATGAGCCAAGTGAACGCAGCAGGGCAAGATAATTCTATCCATAACTCGTGCATTATGCCATTTAATGGCCCCCCATGTAACATTATCTGAAAACGATGGTTTGTCATTTCAATGTCTGCGTTGCCAGTAGAATTTAGTTGTCATGCTTCCTCTACCGATTGAATCTCAAGCTCGCAATAACACGCCAATTCTCTTTCGCTTAAATCCTCGACTTGATTTTCGGCAATTTCCTCAGATTCAGCTTCTACTGTAATATAGCCGCCTAACGTGAATGTTACATTATATTCCATAGCACTTTTCCCCCGTGATGAATCCTGGTTCTTCGTGATATTTGTAAAATCGTTCGAGTCCCCTTCGATCATCCTCGGCATCGTCTTTCCTATCGTAAGGGCCGCAATCATCGCAATCGGGGATATTCGTAATCCACCAAGCGGTGCCCTTACGTTCGGTTCTCATGTGTGGAGTTTCCATTACATCTCGTATGCGTCAGAAATTCGCTCGTCGTGCATCTTCCGCGTAGCTCGCTTGACTATCCGCAGATTATCATAGCCTATTTGCAGCAATTCATCCAAGAGCGGCCTTGCTTCTTTTACTGTTGCAGGACGGGTGCACTCAATACAGCCGTGATAATCCGCCGCCCCATGTTGCCCTATATGCTCGTAACTAGCACAATGATTCCCGTAAATATCGTATGCCCATGTAGGGAAAAGTGCCATCACGTCGCCGCGTTCGTAGCCGTGAAGCCAAACTCTCAAAACAACAGGTAGTGGTTTATTATTTTTCATTTTGCCCTCGGGGTATATGTGTGGATAATTTCCGCAGGTCGCCCTTCCTGAAACCTCAGCACCTTGAAACAAGCAAGCTCCGATGCGTCCATACGGAAAATATCCTGAATATACTGCGGAACTCTACTTATCATTCCATCCGCTATTGCAATGGCAAGCTCCCGGGAGTTCACTAAAGCGACAGGAAAATCATCGAAATCGCACGACGCCAAAACCAGAAAACCACTCAGGCCATTCTGAATAATGGTATCGCCGTATTGCACCTTGCTAATTGAACTACCCATCATCTTTCCCCTTTAGTTGGTAAGACATCACAAGCACGGTAAAACATCTCTGGCTTAAAACGCATAAAGCGGTCATTAAAATCGACGACAAACTTCGCCGCGACAACTTCCCTGATATGTTTTGTTTCAATTCTAGCAATAATAGCGGCGATAACCTCAAAGTCTTTCTTCGTCATTGCACTATCTCACTTTCGGTCATATCCTCACTGAATACCCAAACGAACGCAGCCACCCAGGCACCAATTCGTTTCCCAAATTGCTTCACTTCAGCTAATTTAGCGTCATCGTCAATTTGGCAATCTGAGGTAAAGTAAATGTCCCTCGCCACAATTCGGTATTTTATACACGTCTCTTTTGTCATCTTCCCCATCATCTTTCCCCTTTCCACGTCACAATAGTTGTTACGCCACCTAGCTGGCACCCTCGGTATACACTAGCACCATATTCTCGAAGTTTCTCGACCAGCAGTTGTGGGAGAACACCAATAAACTTCGCCTTATGCTGATTCCCCATTACGCCAATGGGGACTGTTGGGTCAAAGGTTATAATGTTCGATATGATGTTTTGTGAATTACTCATATTTTCCCGTCAGCGTGAGGGTTTCGTAGTAGCCCTTTCGCCATGCAACCGCAGTGCATGGTTGGGGTGGTAACTTTGCCTTACTGTTCTAACGGGCAGCGGCGGCTGGGCTATTGCCATACGTAGGGCAACGGGCACCCGACCGCTTGGAATGAACGCGGCAAAATGTCGCATTGCTTCTGCGTTGCGTTTTCTCATCCCACAATCACGGCATGTCGCACAACAGAAGTTATGCCCCCTGACATCACAATCAGTTGTCATTGGTGCCAAACAGATATTGCAATATACGTTAATTTGGTTGCTCATGCTTCTCTCTTATTCTGCGTGACAAACTCTACATTTATATCCTGCCAGTCGAGATAAACCGACTCTTGATTCAATTCGCAGGCTATCCGCCAAGCAAAATCACGGAGTTTCTGTAGCCTGTCTAAATTACAGACAATACTAAATGCAACTCCACGTTCTGATTTATATTCGCCGTCAGCCATGCAAAATAAACCGAGAGTCTTGGAAATAGTACAACCGCCAGACAATTCAGTCACGGTGTAACAGTAACCCTTTAATTTCCGCGTAGACACTGGCGTTCCATCATTGTACGTCACGGGAACGATCAAAGTACACTTAATCAAGTTTCACCTCCTATCGGTAAATTGTGAACCATTGTAAGGTGATAGCAAAAACCAATGCAATAGACGCTATTATTGAGTCTACCATGTTTTTCTCGATTGTCAAGTTTCGTTTCGGAAAATGTCCCAACTAACTGACGCAACAACACATGCGAATAGTACAATCTCAATTCCAGTCAACACGATATTTTCTCCTTCGTCCAAACCGAAAATCCAAGGGCAAACTGTCCCTGATAGTCCAGCTTGAAAATGAAGTCCGTTATTCCCATAACGTACAATGTGTCGGCTACTTCCTCCGGTTCGTCATGCCGATCATACCAGCCCGCCTCGAAACCCTCCTCGTGCATCGCATACCCATGCTTCGACAAGTCTAGGCCAATAGTGTCGCAATTTCTCCAGTTGCCGGAAAGATGCTTTAGGTAGTCAGCCGGATCATCCTTGACGCAATTACCGCAGGAAACATCGCACTCATCAGGATTCAGCCAGAAATACTGCCGCCACGAATACGAATTGCCTTGCGACCGTATTATCTTATTACACCCGCCACAAATTATCCATTCGTCCTCCCACTCGACGGCATAGCCTAGTTTCTCGAATAAACGGGCGAGGCGGGGCATGGTATTGTCGGTAATTTTCCCGACCCTATCATACCGTTCATTCCAGTTGCCTAGCACCACCGGCTTGTCGTCGTAACCGGGTTCGGCACACCCCTCCGCATACTGGATGTCATAGCCCATAGCTTCTGCTATATTCTCTAGCCGTTCAATACGAGAGCGGGAGCATGGGTTCGTTTCTAGTAATTTAAGCTGCGTCATTATGCAATCCCCTCTATAATTCTTTCATAGGGTTCTGGATACAAGCTACCTTCAACATCACATTGTGCCATGCCGCGAATATATCCATCACAAGTATCCATAATATACTCGTGAGCAAACCACGGGGTTCGCATACTTTTCGCCTTTGCGATAGCTGCGTCAATTCGCCCCTGGAGGTTATCGTTATTCGATTTATCATCGAAACGTATTGCACCCTCGATAATTCCATTCAGAAGTGAGGTTAAGTGGACATTAAACGCCCGCTCTTGCTGGTCTACCGTCAACTCATCGAATCGTTTCATTCTAGAATCTCCTTCAATAAAGTTTCCACTCTTGCCAGCTCTTGTTCGGCATAAGCTGCCGAATTGCCATCGGAAAACTCTTGTATCTTCACTTCACGGGAATGAACTATAAGCCCTGGATTCCATTCGGCTAATTCCCGCCATGCTGCCGGAGTGTATTGTACAGTTTCCATAGTTTTACCCTTTTTCACTGGCCCTCTTGGCCTTATGCTTTTTCTTGGCGTCGTTAATTCGCCGATTAATAAACGTTGCCAGTTTATCAGAGATTTTCGGAGAGGGCTTATAATGTTTCATTGCTTTTACCTGCCTTTCTACTCAATAATACATTACAATTTTGCGTTGTCAAGTGAAAATTATATTTCCCTAAATGAACACCCCAAAACACAGTAGTCATAATTGTCGGAGAGGTAGCTGGCGGCGTCGTATTCGGGATCGAAGGTATCATCGGGATCGACGTTGACAACTATTCGCCCTGGCAAACCGGCCCCGTTGTCGCCGGGGTCTAAGTCCCACTTAATACCGAATAGCTCATATCGTTTCATTGGTTCGCCTTTCTATCTAGTTGTGTCAACAGCTTACTGAAATCTTCATAAGCCCTTCTAGCTTCTCCGTTACCCAACTGGGCAACACAGTTCTCCGAAAAAGCCGCCACGAAACGACGGGCTATGACTAATAACTCCTCCTTCGTTGTCATAATGTTACTCCTCATGCAGTAATCTGGTTTTTGCAAAATTACATCGCGTACATTTTCGATTTAGCCCATCCCGGCTCGATGGGTTACGGGTAAACGCCGCGGCAGGCAATAACCGCTTGCACTGCCGGCACCGCTTTTCAGTTGGTTGTTTCGTGTTTTGTGCCATACCATAAGCCTACACTACTATATTACACTGTCAAGCGGAAATTACAAGAATATGGAAATCCACAAATCTGGGATTTTCTCTTGACAAGTCCGAATTGCGTGATATGATTAAATTGAAGAGCGGAAAGCAACTGAACTTCAACACCGAAAGAGGTAGTACAATGAATGCACAACTTTTGCCGATGCGATTAGTGGCGTTGACCAGAGCACAAGTCCTAGCGGAATGTGCCGAGGCCGCCATAGCCTGTTGGAATCACTACTCGGACGAACCATTCCCATCGGGGGATCAGTTCCCGCAATCTCTAGCCCGTAACCTTAACTGTTGGTTCCCGGCGGAGTACAGTTCCACACAGTCAAGACGATACCGAAAGGGATAACACACCGATAAGGCCCGCCCGCCCACTCTGGGCACACAACCTCTCTGGGGTCAGCGATGCAAATCACTGACCCCATTCTTTTTTAGTTTTCCGCTTGACAACCAGATTTTGCGTGGTAGGCTTGAACTAAAAGGGAAGGGTGACGCAATGAAACGTGAGACATTATTCTATGAGCGGGCAGGCAGTCGCTACGAAGCGTGGTTTTACCGTGACGGTAAACCAGAGAATGTATTGTGGACCAAGACGCTCGACGGTATCATTGCCTACGCTAAAAAGCATAATTGCCAGTTGCAATATGCCGCACCGTTTGGGTATTAGGGTGTTGTATTTAGGTGGGCTAAGCAAGAGTAAAGCCCGTGAGATTATTCTGCGGTTGACTGGAAAAGTAGCGAAAGAGTAATGGGCTTTTCGGTAGGTGTTGGAATACCAGTCAGTCAGTCGGAACGCAACACAGATGACGTGGTGGCTGCCATTATGGCAGATAACTGAGTATCAGGCGAGAACACACTACCAATGGGGGAGTATGCCGTGAATATCTCAGATGTAATTCTCGATACGGTAACTCAATTCATTACCGAAGGCTGGGCTACTGATGCGGAGTCTATTAACCACGGAGAATGTGAAGAGTTCGCCGAGGAGGTTGCTAGGCAAATGCCGGGAGCGGAAGCGTATTGGGTGGACGCCCTAGAGGATACCGATGATTTTGGCTTACACAAGGTTATCTATTACAATGGATTGTATTATGATTCGTTGTGCCCTAAGGGGGCAGTTCATTGGCGAACGCTAGTTCGGTAATTCCTCGCTATCGAGTTGTCAAGCAAAACTTGACAACTCATTCTAAGGGCCTGCTATTCGGCAGGTGTTAGAGTACCAGTTGACCCCTCAGAACGCAACACGGGGCAATCTGGTGGACTCACAATCAGACTATGGAGGCGAAAGGGCTGGTATTAGGTGTGATGCACTACCTATGGGGGATGAGTGATGCAAGTATCGAGTGAATCTACATTGTGCTACATATATATAATGTCAACGTGGCTTGAATTGCAACGTAGTTGAGCGGTTGGTGTGGCATGGCTGCGCTGTATCTTGTGTGCCGCATAACAAGACATACTAGATGTAGTAGTGTGTGTATCCACATACTGTAGGTAGTAGTGTACGTGGTGTGGGTACACTATGAGTAGTGTGCCCGTGGTATATGATGGGCGGGGTTACTCTTCCCTTGTCATATCACGGGCACACGCAAGCCGCTGTCCATACCACTCATGGTACAGTGTGTATCATCATGATACATGCGTGGCCTATGACGACCCGTTAATGGCCACTATATGCTAGTTTTTTGAGGGTTATGAGGGGTAATGTAGTCATTGCGTACTACCTAAGGGGACCCTAAATGCCTGAAACCCGAATCCCGGCGGGGACCTCAGCCTTCTCTCATATATATATAGCCGGACCTCTCCAAAATATAAAAATTCAGAAAAAAATATACCCCACTTTTAGAACACCCCTACTAATGGGTGTACCCTACTTATGAGCTGTATAAACTTTCATATTTGTCCGCATGCAGAAAAAACACCAACACCCCTCTTAGCCGGAAATAAGGAGACAATCTCTCTAAAGCTCAGAAAATCGTGAATTGCCGAAAACACGAAAAGCCAAAAGGGGGGAACCATAAGAGAAGGGTACCCTAGTATACATAAACCTATATATATTATACACTTAAGGAGGAGGGGGTGTCCTTTTTTTTGTTTTTGTCCGCATGCAAGTCCGTATTGCATGCGGACTGCATGCGGACAAAACTTTTCATACCACCTAAGAAGTACCAGTACCTCATTTATACTAGATGACCTACTACCATTAGATATTTTTCCCCTCTTAAGTGGTGGAAAAGTTCTGTCCGCATGTTGTCCGCATGTTGTCCGCATGCAACCCCTTTTCTGCATGCGGACATTACTACCTTTAGGGCGCATACCCCTCGCCCCTCTTTTGCCGATACCATTTCGTTGAGGCCAACAAAATGGTATACAGGTATCTGCGCCAGTGTACCATACTCTTGGGTTGTGTATCATCCCACCCGGCAACTCGTAAGAAATCCTTACAAGTTGCCTCGGGCGTGAAATGTAGTTATTACAGGCGTATCGGGTATAATACTCCAGTGAGGATATTTTTTGCTTGACATAAAAGAAATTTCAGGGTATAATAAAGACAGTCGATTTCTAATTACCTTAGTAGGAGAAAGAAATGAAGTGTTTGATTCCTGGTTGTGAACGTGAAGGTATGTGTCGTGGGATGTGTACGAATTGTTATCAACTTGCTAATAAGAGAGTTAAGCAGAAAAGGGTAACATGGAAAGAGCTTATTGAAGTAGGGCTTGCCAAAGAAGCAACGCACTCTTGCCAGGGTGGAGTATTTGCAACAGCTCTCAAGGAGGCATTTCCAAATTCAGAAAATAAGGAGATGGCATAATGATTTGCATAACCAAAGGTTGCCACAGGAAAACTGTTGCCAGGGGGCTATGCAAGACATGTTACCATCGCCTCGGAAAGCGAGTGCAACGTGGTACTGCCACATGGGATGAGCTTATTGCGTCCGGTCAATGTACCGGGGCAAAGTCATACCGCGGCTTAACTACTGAAATACGGTCGCAAACTGCTTACAGGGCGCTGGAATTTCGTGAGCGCATGATAAAGACGTGCAAGCACCACGAGCAAATGCCAGGATAGCCGAGTTGACTTTTTGTGTAATTTTAGGTATAATGACATAATGGGGAAAGTTCTATGGGAAATTTTCTGAGGCGTATCACTAAGTGTTGCTTTACGATGTACGCTGGAGGTTGCTTGGCTGCAAGCTGGACGGCCTTGATATATCCAGAGGGAATTTTTTCTCCATTGCTATGGCCATTTTATATTGGGGATTTCTGGTACAATAATCTAATGTAATGATATAGGAGTACACTACAATCCCTTTTCGTTCTGAAAAACAACGTCGCTTTCTTTGGATGAAACATCCAAAACTTGCTATGAAATGGGCAAGGAAATACGGGAGCAAGCCAGTGAAAAAGGTTTCTCCCAAGAGGAAGTGCTCAAAATAATGGCCAAACCGAAAACCAACCGAAACATTGTTGAGTTCGAGAAGCGCGTCAAGTCAACGCTATGGCGACAGGAACCTGGCAAGGAGAAAAAGAGCTATGATGCCTGGAAAGCAAGAGTCAATGAGCTTGTCGATGTTGCGAATGCTGGGTATACCCATCCGCAGGCTGTCGTGCAAGCCTCTAAGGATTACCCCTGCCTCGCCCGCTTATTTCGAGAATATGATCTATCAACTTTCGATCCGAACCCGGACTCGCATCCTGCCACGTCTGGCGGAAATTCCGATAACGGAAAAGTAGTTGTATGTAAAAACGAAAAATTAACTTACCGCCAGAGCCTCCAGTGGGCTATTACCGCAGCGGGGGCCTTTCTGCGCACTGGAGAACAACCAATTGAATGTCCGTGTGATGCCGCATGGTATCTGTATGAGCAGGCGCGGGCAGAGCCAAAGGATTTCCTCGGTAAAGTTGGACAAGTGGAATCAAAAGGTGCTGGTGAATCTGAAGATGTTAAGAATGCCCGCAAGTCTGGGCGGCGGTCCATAGCTGAAATTGATTCGATGTTAGCCGTCTTAGAAGGGGACGACAATGAGAGAGACGACAACTCATTGTGATTTTTGCGATAATCCGCTTGGGTTAAAATGTGACCGTACCGCGGAGTCTGCAATGAGGGCGAGGCTACACGGGCTATGGGCCATCAGCGTAGTAACGCTTACCGGGTCGAGTTACAGGTTTTTCTGCTCCAGGGAATGCGAGGAGGAATACGATGGCAAAACAAAGATATACAAAACGTGCTCCGAAGAAAAAGAAAAGCCGGTCAATTGAAATAGTGGCTCGTTGCGATTATTGTGGTAAGTTATTCCCTATTGTTCGCGAGGGTATTGATAACCCGGAAACAAATCAACCGTTTAGGCATACTTACGGAAGAAACAATTGGTCTGCTCTTAGAGCGCGAGCAGAGGGTCTCAGTGCTCTCGTGCCAGGCGACCATCGTAATAGCAGGCCAACCGATAAAGTGTTGATTTTCTGTAATGACAAGTGCATGGAAGCCGCGGCATGAGGATTTCCTGTCCCTTTAATAATAGGGTTCCTAAAGAAGTGCGCGCCAATCTTCGTTGGCGTGCTTCTGTGTTTCGTCGTGTCATTGAAAATCCAGCGTATGCTGATGTCATTATTGATGCCTGCTCCCGTGATCCGCTATTTTTCATCAATGGGTTTGTGTACACACGTGATACTCGACGCGAGCCATTCTCGAAGCTGCCATTTATATTGTATCCATTTCAGGAAGAGGCAGTAGTCGAAATACTACGTGCGATCAATAGTCACGATTTGCTTATAGAGAAAAGTCGTGATATGGGTGCATCTTGGATAACGGTGGCTTCAATTTTCTGGTGCTGGATGTTTCGTGGCGGAAGGGATTTCCTGCTTGGTTCGCGAACCGATGAATACGTTGACAAGTCCGGTAATCCGAAAGCTATATTTCAGAGACTCGATTACATGATCGACGGTTTGCCAAGATGGCTTCTTCCGAAGGGTTTCAATAAAGGTGTTCACAGAACCAAATCGCATATAGAAAATCCCGAAAGGGATTCAGTGATGGATGGAGAAGCGACAACTGAAAGTTTTGCTCGTGGTGATAGGCGATCCGCGATATTACTTGATGAGTTTGCAGATTGTAAATTCGGCAATCAGGTGCTCGAAGCTACTATGCCTGCAACCCCGTGCCGCCTATTTAACTCGACTCCGAAGGGCGTGAACAATGCATTTTATAGTATTCGGCAAACCGATATTAAAAAACTTCGCCTTCATTGGTCAGTTCACCCTATCAAAGCAATCGGCTTGTATTCCAGAAAAGATGGTATTTTTACTCCGATAGATGAAGTTTATTGGGCGACAATAGAAAATCCCGAAGAGGAGATGCAGAAATTTGATTCCGCTATTCTTCGTCGGGGCGTGCCGCTTCCCGATGATAAAGTTCGTTCTCCTTGGTATGCGGAGCAATGCAATCGCGCTGGAAGTGCTCAGGAAATTGCGCAAGAAGTTGATATTGATTATCTCGGGTCTGGGTATTTGTATTTCAATGTTGATGCTGTCAACGAGGCGATAAGGAAACATGCACGTCCGCCATTCCTAATTGGCGAACTGGAATACGACGAAACAACTGGTGATCCGTTGCGTTTTCGTGAGGACGAAAATGGAAATTTGAAATTATGGTTTTTGCTTGATAGGAATGGCAAGCCATCAATTGATTGTCGAACAGTTATCGGAAACGATATATCCGCGGGAAGTGGTGCATCGAATTCATGCGCCTCTGGTTGGAATGCTTTAACTCAAGAAAAAATACTTGAATATGCTAATCCAAATATGCGCCCCGAGCAGTTTGCCATTTTAGTTGTGGCGTTAGCTAAATGGCTAGGGGGGTCATTTCTTATTTGGGAGTCGGGTGGTCCCGGGGGCCAATTCGGATCGCGTGTACGAGAATTGAAATACTCAAACATTTACTACAGGAAAAATGATGCTTCAATTTCCGGGCGTGTATCTGATATGCCCGGGGTTGCCATGAACCGCGAGATAAAGTTGGTGTTGATGGGGCATTACCGGGCAATGCTTGAAGGCGGGAAATGCGTAAATCGCTCAAAGGTTGCCGTAGAGGAGACACTTGAGTATATTTTTACACCAGATGGAAGTATAGCACATTCACGTTCTGCGAGTAAAAATGATCCATCAGGAGCAAAGAGTAACCACGGGGATCGCTGTATGGCAGATGCCTTGGCGTCTAAGGGGATGTCGGAGCGTATTCAAAAATCAGTGCGCGACAAGCCGGAAATTCCGCCGGGTTGTTTGAAGTGGAGAATGATACAAAAGGAAAATGACAAGCGATCATCTAATAGAGAATTGAGTTCTGAATGGATAGCATAACAAAAACTAAAATTTGCAATAAGTGCGGCAAAGAAAAGGATATTAATTTATTCTATTTCGCCGGAAAGAAAAATAAAGACGGAACTGCCTCCCGTGTGGCTCGTTGCAAGGAATGCCAAAGTGTTTATCGTAGGGGGTACTATCTGGCAGTATCAAAATCTCGTGAATTATCCTCGAATTCAGCGTGGAGAAAAAGGAATCTAGTAAGGAAGCGAGATTTAGGGAGGGAGCAATATAAACGAGATAGATTTGCCTCTGTTCTTTCGAGTATGAAATACGAAGCTCGAAGGAATGGACATGCTCCATGTAATGCAACTAAGCAACAGTTAATTGAATCGTATACTGGTTTTTGTAAGTCATGCGGAAGGCCCGAGGGCAAACGTAAATTGCACGCGGATCATAACCATGAAACTGGGGAATTTCGCGGTTTCCTTTGCGGTCAGTGTAACCAGGCACTTGGCTTGCTGGAAGATAGCGAATTAAAAATTCAGCAACTCCTGGATTACAAACAAGCGGAGTGGGTGAAATAATGGCAGATCAACTTTATGGTGGTGGTGTCAATCCGTTAAGCGAAAAGCAATTTAGTAAATTGCAAAAAAGTATAGATTGGAGTCAGAAACAATTTGAGTTTTCGCGGCGCAAGCGCGTCGAGGCGATTAAGCAATTTTGCGGCTCGCGTTATATGGAGAGTGGTAGCGAAAAAATTATGCCAGTTAATATCTCGAAATTGGCAGTTGAGATTTATGTTAGGCAACTTGCGGCGCATACTCCCCGTGTGTTAATCACGACCAAGCGGGATGAGTTGCGCTCAACCGCGGCTAATTTTGAGCTTGCATTGAATCAGATTCCAAATGAAATAGGGCTTAGCCGGACATTGAGAATCTTTGTGATGGAGGCTTTATTTTCGGTTGGAATTTTGAAAATTGGCCTTAGCGACAACGAACAAATTTTGGGGCATAATTATGGCGAAATGTTTGTCGATAACGTAACGCTCGATGATTACTTTTGCGATATGTCCACCGGGAGTCGTAACACCATTCAATACGAAGGGAACGATTATTGGATGGATTACGATGATGTAATGGAAATGGATTGGGTGAAAAAATCCTCTCGTGATAAATTGAAACCAGATGAATACACAATGCTTGGCCAGGATGGCGAGATACGAGCAGAGAGCATCGCAAACGCAAGTACGCCGGAAGTTTTCAAGGATCGTATTCACATGCGTGATGTGTGGCTGCCGGGGGAGAAACTGCTCGTTACTTATGGGGTTACAAGCAAGAAATTGCTGAATGTAGTTGAGTGGGAAGGGCCGAAAAACGGGCCTTATGTTTGGCTTGGGTATTCAGATGTTCCCGGTAATTTACTTCCGCTGCCGCCGGTGTCAATTTGGTATGATCTCAATGAACTTGCTAATGGTTTGTTCCGCAAACTCGGCAATCAGGCCGATGCACAAAAGACTGTCCAAGGGTTTCCCGGCGGAGATGATGCTGGTGTTATTGCGTTTAAGAATGCGAAGGATGGCGACGGGATTGCATATTCCGGCGCTAAGCCGGAGCCGCTTACTGCGGGTGGTGTTGATTCAAAGACGCTCGCATTTTTCCTGCAAACGCGCGAATTATCGTCATATTTTGCAGGAAATCTCGATAGCCTCGGTGGCCTTGCTCCAATGACACAGACTGTCGGCCAGGATAAGTTGTTAGGGGAGGCAGCGAGTGCGCAATTGCGCGACATGGCCGACAAAACAATTGATGCAATCAAAGAGGTCTTTTACGCATTGGCGTGGTATGAGTGGCGCGACCCACTGAAACAGCGTGATCTCGAAAAGAAAGTCCCCGGAATGGGCGTCTCAGTTCCGGTAAAATGGAATCAAGAATCAAAACAGGGGGAATTCGATCTCTATGATCTTGAAATTGATGTGTATTCATGCCAGGATGATTCTCCCGCCACGAAGTTGCAGAAGTTGGGGTTGATAGTTGAGCGATTCATTACGCCATTATCCCCATTCATCCAGCAGCAGAGCGGTTCAATTGATGTTGAGGCGATCTTAGACGACGTGGTGAAGTATTCAGATATGCCTGAGGCTGGACGGTATGTCACCTTCATGGACGATTATACTGGCCAGCAAGGTGCCCCCGCTGGTGTCGCTCCGACTGGTGCTCCTGCTTCTGGTGCAGACGAAGCTGGGGGGATTCCTCAACCTGAGCCGACGGGTACGGCGGATATGATGCAAGAGCTTCTTGCGGATAGTGGCGAATAGTTCTTGACTTCCTTTGTTATTTATGGTATAATAGTAAATGGGGATATTTTATGGCAACGTATTGCTATACGGATGAGACAGGCAGCACGGAGGTCCATAATTTCCCTATGGGAGAGGCCCCGGAGCAGGTTGTGTTTGCTAATGGTCGTGAAGCAAAGCGAGACATGGCGGCGGAGTGGAAACCCTGCGAGGGGAGATCGTGTAGGGATTATCGGATTGAATGCCTCGCAAGTGGGGTAAATCCAGCCCAGGCTCCCGAGTTGCGGAAATTCTTCGAGAAGCACGGCGAGAGTGTTGAGGTTACGAATGACGGAAATCCCGTGTATACCTCATCTGGTCAGCGCAAGCGTCTCCTGAAGTTACGCGGGTTTTATGATAAGAATTCATTTTGTTAAGGAGAGAAAATAACATGCCAGTTGCAGACGAAATGCTTACTGAGATTGATGGTGCCATTGATACTATCGTTGAAGATCAGGAACTCGAAGAGGTGGTAGGCGGCGGGGTGGATGCGCCAGAGGGAGTTATCGAGGAAAAGAAAGACGACGGGCGCAAGGATGATGCTCGAAGTGATCCTGCTAATGCTGATGGCGATCCCGATGATAAGTCTGGCGATCCCGAAGGAGATTTGGAGGGTGTTGAGGGCGAGACGGAACCGGGAGATAAAGATGCTCCTAAGAAAGAAGATACTTCTTCAGGGCAGGTGGAGGAAATAAGCGATGCTTGTTTGACTCGTGCAGTTCAAGCTGGACTATCGCTAGAGGAGGCTAGGTCGTTCCCGTCGTCTGCTGTGCTTGATCGTGCAGTTGATTCCATGCGGGCTGCCGTTGAGGCGCAACGACCGCCGGAAGAGCAGGAAGCACCTAAGGAAAAAGTAGACCCATTTGCCGGTGTCAAGAAGCTCGATCCCGAGAAATATGAACCGGAAGTTATTGAATTGTACGATTCGCTTCTTGACGTAGCGAAAAAGCAACATGACGAATTAGAGGAATTAAAATCCAGTATCGCCGAACAATCCCAGTATTCCGAGCGGGCATCACACGAGGCGGTTGTTAGTGAAATGACCAATTGGTTCGACGGTAAGGTCGCTGGACTCGGGAAGGATTTTGAGACGGTCCTCGGGGCCGGGAAAATGAATTCACTCGATAGATATGGTGCGCAATTTGCCACCAGGGAGGCTATCGCTAATAAAGTTGCCGTATTCCTCAGCGGGTATAACGCCGCGGGAATGCAAGCGCCGGATCGTGACGAAATGTTTGACGATGCGGCAAGGCTGGTATTGAAAGATACATATCAGCAAAATCGTGAAAAGAAACTCTCTGACGACCTTGCGAAACGCGGTTCGCAACATATCCAGAGAGCGAATAGTCGAAAAACAAGAGGACATCAATCTCCGTTGGAGGAAGCTGCCGAGATGTTAAATGCGAGATTTTTCGCACGGAAGTAGCGGCGTATTTGTTCACGGAGTAGAACAGAAAGTAAGAAATGGCAATTCAATTTGCTGATATTGACGATGCTGTCATTGCAACGCAAGAGCATCTAGTTAAAAAGGGGGCGTTCCTGGATTTGCAGACTGATCTTTCGGATCACGTTGCCGTAAGGGAGCTTTGGAAGGGTCGCAGGAAGGTCTTTGACGGTGGCGACGACTGGCAATTCCAGGCACAGATTGACCACAACCACAGTGCCCGTGCAGTCAGCCTTTTCGAGACCGATGGTTCAAGCGTAACTGATACGTTGGTTGAGGGCTACATGCGGCCCCGACACGTCAACGCGCATTATATCTACGATCAGCGCGAAAAGGCTTTTCAACGTGGTGGTAAGGCAATCGTTGATTTGGTTTATTCTCGTTACGTCGCTATGATGGTTTCGTTTTACGAGAAGATGGAGGAGTTTCTGTGGGGGAGTCCTTCAGCTACCGATAACAAAACTCCGCACGGAGTTTCGTTCTGGGTGCAAAAATGCGCTTCGGGCGAGAATGGCTTCAAGGGCGTCGATCCGAGTGGCTATGAGGCTATTGGCCGTGCGCATATTCTTACTTCCGCGAATGCTCGTTGGGTAAATTGGGCGTCTGATTACGCTGCGGTTTCCAAGGAGGATTTGATTCGTAAGATGCGCGAAGCGTCCATGAAAACGAGGTTCCGAAGTCCCGTGTCCCACTCCCAACCTGATGTGGGTGGGATGGGTAATGGTATTTACGCGAACTACAATACCGTTAGTTTAATGGAGGAGATTCTGGAAACCCAGAATATGAATCTAGGGAATGATGTTGCCAGCAAGGACGGTAAGACTGTCTTTAAGGGTACGCCACTTACTTACGTTCCGAAGCTCGATGCAGATGATACCGATCCGGTCTACATGCTTGACTGGAAGAAGCTGGCCGTCGGCGTGTTGGCTGGCTGGGAGAATCAACTCTCGAAACCGTATATGGTTCCGAATAAGAGCAAGGTTCGTCGTATTGATCTCGATTGTTCGTTCGAGATGATTTGTACTGACCTGCGTCGCCAGGCCGTGTTTTCCAAGGTTGCGTAATTTTTTAGGCAATTTCGACTTTTAAGAGAAGGATATTGATATGTCTAGTAGGTCGCTAAATGCCTATCAGAAACAGGCAGATACGATTAGCGCGTGGGTTTGGTTTGAGGGCGCGACTGCGTTGCTTGAAGGCCAAGGGGTGTGTTATAACTGGGATTACGGAACCGCTTCGGCTTCTGATGCTCGGCGTGGAAATCGCGTCGAGGTTCCGACGATTCTGAATGCCCCGTATTTTGCAGGGGTATGTGCACGGGATTATTCAGCACAATCTGGCGGGCAACTTATTGAGATTTACCTGCCAGGTAGCGTGTGTAGCGTGCTATGTAAAGTCAGCACTACGATTGGTGTCGGCATCTTTACGTGCGAAGCCGCTGGAACTTATGCTGGTTATTTTCGGTATGCCGGATTCCAAGGCCGCGGCTCGATGGTTCCGCTCCAAACCGCAGATTGTTCTACGGACGCTGGGCTAGTTCTTTGTCGCCTCCAGGAAGGCGAAGAGTCTAATCTCGTGCAGGTCGTGGACGCTGATACTGGCGGAGCTATCGCTTGCATGGTCGGCGGAGTGACCGTCCTTGACGCGACTGGAACCCCTGGTTCTCACGCCACTTTCACAATGGCTGATGGAACCAAGCCCGGTCAGCGCAAGAAGTTTGTTTGTGTTGTTGATTATGGTGACACGTATGATTTCGTCATTACCGTTAATGGCATTCAGCTTGACGGGGCAACTGCCTTGCAAACCATCGTCTTGGATGATGATGGTGACGAGGATACCGTCGAGTGGGTCGGTGACTGGTATGAAAGAGGTCGTGTCGGTTGTAGCGTGACATAAGCGTATACCGAAAGGTGTATGCAAAGCCTCGGCTGGATATTCTCTCCTCCAGCCGAGGCAACAAGACACTCGTTCCCAGTCGGTCGCGCCATAAGAACCTTCCGGCTGGGTTACTTATAGGAGTAATCCATTGGCTGAATCTGGATTGTCAGTAGGCTTTGCTGATCTGATTGGCCGGACCGGGGAGTTCCTCGGTTACGGCTACAAGGCGTATGACGATTATTCGGCTGCCAAAAAGGCGATACTCAATAGGCTAGTTCAGAGTGGCGTGCGAAGGGTGTATTACCCGCCAGCAATTGATCCCAGCACTCTTGCTTACGAATGGTCGTGGCTCAGGCCGCATACCACACTGGCGGTTGTATCTGGCATATCGGACTACGATTTGCCAGATGATTTTGGGCGATTGATTGGGAAAATTCATTTCCCGGCAGAGGAATATAAGAGTTCGGTTGTTGAGGTTGCGGTTAGCAGGATTCTTGAACTGCGGGCCATGACTGACCAAACTGGCATTCCGGTGTACTTCGCCACTCGTTTCAAGAGTTCAGATGGCTCCAGTGGGCAGCGACAGGAAGTTCTCTTGCAACCCGAGCCAGATGACAGCTGGACTATGGCGTATGAGTATGAGGCGTTTAGCGGCGCGTTGAGCAGTGCATACCCGTATCCGCTTGGCGGAATGAAGTTTGCTGAGCTTTATATCGAATCATGTCTGGCTGTTGCCGAGAGTCAAGTCAATGATGAGATTGGAATTCATACACAAATATACCAGGCGCTTCTTGTTGACGCAGCAGCTCGTGATAGGAAAAATAGCGGGAAGTGTTATGGCCAGATGGGCAATCAAGACCCGGAGTTAGTTGATTTTAGGCGGGGCCATACGGGGGGGACGTACCCCATTCTCTATAACGGGGAGCCGATTTGAGATGACGCGAATTTGCAAAGTGTGCGGTATCGAAAAGCAGCTATGCAATTTTACGGTTCATCATCGTGAAGGTGGTGGCGTTGTTTTTTATCGTCATAAATGTAGGGATTGCACTAATGCTGTTTGCAAAATACAATATCGCAAAAGTGATCTTTATAAAAAAAGACAAAAGGAAAAAGCCGAACGAGAGCAAAAATACGAGGGCTTGACGCGAAAATGCACAAAATGTGGTATGGAAAAGAATCTCTCTGAATTTCCGATACGAAGTAAGAAAAGAAGTGCGCGGTGTTATGCTTGTCTTGCGGAGCAACAGCGTGCATGGAATCACAGGCACAAGAAACAAAAGAGGGCGATTGCCAGGAAATCATACGTGAAGAAGGATCGTTTTTTATGTGCTCTTAGGCAGTCTGATGCGATGGCGCGCAGAAATTCTCATGTACCATGCTCGGCGACTGTGGAAGAAATCAGAGCTGCGTTTACTGGAAGATGCCAAAACGCCGGGTGCCAAATACCTGAGTCTGAATGCCATAAACGCCTCGCCTTGGAACATGACCATGAAACAGGAAAATTCCGTGGTTGGCTATGCCACCAATGTAATATATCACTTGGTTTGCTGAAAGATGATGTTCAGCGTGTCCGGGGTCTCGCAAATTATTTAGAACAATCGAAGGTAGTGGTCCTATGAGCGCTATTACTCACATTGCTGCTCTCATGCAGGAAATGAAGAAGCCTGGTTCCTTGGCTGCCGGGGCTAAGAGGGGTGCGCGAAAGGCGGAGCGGGCACGAGTTGACGCACATTTCAATAAAGTGAGAGCAGGGAAGAAGCCAATTGCAAAGTCAACGCCGTCACAAATCAGGACAAAAAAAGCCGCCGGTCGCAGGAAAGGAATCATGGAAGGGGCTGCGCCTGCTGGGTCGGGGTATTGGAATTTAATTAGAGCCTTAAGCGACAAGAAGAAGAAGGACTGAATACTATGGCTAAAGGCAAGTGGACTGCAACAGCCGCCAGCACTGTTATTGTAGCGGCAGATGAACACAGGGATAGACTTTTGATCCAGAAAAACAACGATACTGCTGTGGCACTTGGACTCGGCGAAGCTGCCGTTGCCGGGGAAGGTGTCCAGTTGGTAAACATAGGCGACACGGCTGTCTTGCGTGGCCATGAAGCCCGAGGGGCCGTGTACGCCATCGGCAACAACGGAGCTGGAACATATCAGGATGGCGATGTTGACATCCGCCCTGGACCACATATTGTGTAGTGAGTTTTTAACTGCCGGGTAAAAGTACCGGAATTTTTTTCCTCTGTCCCTGAAAGGGATGTAAAATGATCGACCGTATTTGTAGTTTAATCAAAATGCAGAAGCCCGAGCTGGATCGCGGTTTGCTTTTTGCATCCGGTGATACTGTTCCAACTAACGGGGCAGACGGTTATCAGACGGGTTGCCTGTTTCAACATACTGATGGTATCGCTGGTACTGCGGTGTACCAAAATGTAGGTTCAGTAAGCTCCTGCAATTTTGATGCACTCGAAAGTCCCGAGTCTCTTTCTGTCGCGGATTGCGCTGACGTTGGGCCTGTCGATTATACTGAAGGTGAAATCCTGGTCGGTGATGGCGACAGCTTCGAGCAAGTCGCCATGTCACAAGACGCAACTATGGCTGCGGACGGCAAGGTATCTGTTGTAAGTTCAGTCGGCAGCTTTGATGTTGGTTCGTCTGGCGCGGCTGGTGTGCTTGACGTGTTTCCGTCTACGGCGTCTAAGGGTAAGTTGGCCGTCTCTGTTGCTGACCAAGCGGGTGATACGACTGTCTCGCTTGTGGTTGATGAGATGGCCGCGGCAAGGGCAGTTCACCTTCCTGACCCGGGGGCGACTTCGTATCTGATGCAGTCCACCGCTCAGATTACGTTAGCTGAGGCCGACGTTCTGGATGACGCCGTGGCTGGAACGGTCGTAGCATCCAAGGCTGTTGTGGTGAGTTCAGATAAGGATGCCGGGGACTTTCGTAATCTTAATTGTCAAAACTTGGATGCTGGTGCTTCGGGCAGTGTTGGTAGTGTCGATATTTTTCCATCTACCGAGTCAAAGGGAAAAGTTTCCTTGACTTGTGCGGATCAAGCGGGTGATACTACCGTCTCTATCGTGGTAGCTGAAATGGCAGCGGCACGAACTATTAACTTGCCTGATCCCGGGGCTACGTCGTATCTCATGCAGTCTACTGCTCAGATTACGCTAGCGGAAGCCGACGTGCTAGATGATGCGGTAGCTGGCACTCAGGTTGCCAGCAAGGCAGTTGTGGCAGACGCAAATGTCAATATCGGCGTTGTGAAAGCTACTGAATTGCACGTTGGTGCAACTGGCCTTGAGGTTGAGGTAACTGCTACGCCAGCGGAATTGAATGCTTGTGACATAACTGCCGCCGGAACCGTAGAGGCCAGCAAGGCGGTGGTTGTTGATGCCAGCAAGGACGTAAGTGAATTCCGCAATGTCGGGGCAAGCGGTGCGGTCTCTCTTAGCGCCGGTGCTGCCGCTGCTGCCGTGGCTCAGCGTTTCGGGGCCTCGGCTACCGAGGGTTTTGAGGTTAAGGTAATTGATGAAGTTGTGACTCTCACAAATGCCGTGGAGTGCGACCTGACGGAAACTGTGCCTGATGGCGCGGTTATTCTTTCGGTGCAGGCTAACAACGATACGCTCGTGGAGGGCGATGCTACTGGTGATGATGGCCTAACTAAGGTTGGTATTGGTGTTACTGGTGATCCCGACAAGTATGGTTTGAGTGCTGATTTGGTCCAAAATACCAAGACTAACACACTACCTGCTTACGCCGTGCTTAGCGGGGCGGAAACGGTGACAGTGAAGGCTGCCGATAATGCTGGTGCTGCTGTGTCTGAGAAGTTTGTGGCTGGCGGTAAGGTTCGGGTGCGTATTGTTTACTTGGCCTGCAATAGCCTTGATGACACCGCGTAATTGAGAGGTTGACATTCAGGGCTTGCGACGGTATAATGTATACTGTCGCAAGCCTTTTTTATCGAGATATTTGAATGACGAAAGCACGTCAAATTGCTCTTGAATTTCCGCTTGGCGGCTTATACCGTAAGTCTAGCTATCAGCGGCAAGCTCCCTTCACTACGCCAGACTGCATGAATGTGCGGGCAGTCGCCACGCTCGAAGGAAGGGAGAGGGGTGGTAGCAGGCCGGGATTAACATTATCTCACGTTGACGATCTCGGTGGCGAAGTGCGAATGCTATCACCGATGACTCTTGCAATGGGCGACGCTTTCACCTCTTGGTCGGATAACTTTGCTGGTACTACGCTTGATGTCTCATGGAGTCTGCCGTTTTGGGCTGATACCCTTCCTCTTATTTTGCCAACTTCCGTGGCTGCTGTTGATACAAATACCGCTGAAGGGGAAGCGGTTCTCAGGGTTCTTGATATTGACATTTCTGAGTCGTATACAGTTGAGGCATTTTTGGTACCGTGGGGTGGATCGTGGCATGGTAAGTATAGGATATACCTGCGATTGGATGATGGCAGCCCCAACTTCACGGAGATCGGGGAGGCGGGTGCCGGGGTCATGGTTGAGCTTACTATGGCTGGTTCGACAAATTCGTATTCAATGCAACTTTCTTCCATTGACTCAGGGAGCAAAACTGATTATGGTTTAGTCACCGATATGACATTTAATGAACCGCAGGCAGCATGGCTGTCGGTAGTGGTGACTGGTGACACAGTAAAAGTATTTTGGAATGGTGTTGAGTTAATCGAGCAGGTCGTTGATACTCACGACTCAGGAAATAGGCGCGTTGGTTTCGGTTTAGAATGCACAAATGATGGCGGGCTATGCTTGTGCAATACGTTTCGAGTTCAGTATTTTTCGACTATCGAAACACCGTCTTTGCGCTCGATGCTGGTGGCGTCTGCGGACGGTGACATATACACAGAGGATACTAGCGGTCGCATGACTGTAGCGACCACTGATCTCACGGTACGGGATGATGTGACATTACAGGCAGTCCAGAGCGGCCAGGATTTATACATTGCCGACTACGGCGATTTACGCATCACGCAGACTGATGGTATAGTAACTGGCGATCAACTCACTGCTACCGCTAATCCAAATTGGGCAGAGCAGAATATATCGCCTTATAATGATGTGGTCGTTGTGTCCAATGTTGGTGGTGCTACTGTCGCTGGGACGTATAAGATTTCCAGCTTGGCGGCGGGCGCGCTAACGCTCGCCTCGTCGCCGGGCAACGGAACATGCTCATTTCGGATTGAGCGCGCTCCTAAAGTGTTTGACCCGTCTGCCGGTACGTTGGTGCAAATGACCGCTACAGCCGGACAAGTTCCGACGGGTTGCCCTTTAATCTGTCGCCACCTGGACCGCATTGTATTGGCCGGTGCTGAGATAGCTCCTCATGTATGGTATATGGCTCGCCAGAGCGATCCGCTTGATTGGGATTACTCACAAGAGGATAGCCAGCGAGCTGTAGCCGGTACAGCAAGCGACGCTGGTGTGCCTGGTGATCCAATTACTGCGCTTGTACCACACAACGATGATTATTTAGTTATAGCATGTCGAAATTCATTATGGCGATTACTTGGTGATCCCGCTTATGGTGGCAGTTTAAATTCAGTAAGCCATACTGTCGGGATCGTGGGGCCGACTGCATGGTGCCTTGGACCAGCCGGTGAGCTTATTTTCCTGTCTTTTGATGGCTTATACGCCCTGCCAACAGGCGCGGACGCTTCGCCTATTCCGCTTTCACGTGAGGTTTTGCCGCGGGAATTCCAAAACTTAAATCCAGATATGCTCACTGTGTCACTGGAATATGATCTGCACGACGGCGGGGTCCATATTTTCTTGACATCAGTGATGTTTAATTCGCGCACTCACTGGTGGTTCGATTGGTCAAGAAAGACATTCTGGCCTGTTTCTATGATTGAGGATCACGAGCCAACTGCAACATGCGCATACCAGTCTAGGGTAATAGAGGATTCTAGCGTTATTCTCGGATGCCGCGATGGTAAGTTGCGGAGATTCAGCGAGCTTGCCGAAAATGATTGCGGCACAACTTACGAGACATACGCTGTCATTGGACCCATACCACTTGCTAGGGATTCGTTGGTCGGGAAGCTTTACTCAATTGACGCCGTAATGGCGGATGGCAGTGGCGACGTGACGTGGGCTGCGGTCGGTTCCTTAACGCCAGAAGGCGCGATAAATGACGATGCCTCCGACACGGGGACATGGAGCGATGAGCTTAACGCCACCGTTCATCCAGCGTGTCGGGGACAAGCTATGTCGTTAAAGATAACTGGAACTGCGGGGCGCAAGTGGGCAGTCGAGTCGATCACGACATCCTGCAAACCCGCCGGAAGGCGGAGAATTATCTAGATGGCAAATCGTATCCCTAACACGAACAGCCCGGCAGAAGTGCGTCAAGCATTTCAGCGTGTTGAGCATAGTGCAGGTGAGCTGAGCGATGCGATTGACGTGGTTGAAGCTGATATTGTAGTTATCGAAGGCGAAATTGATGACATCGAGGACAATATCGACGATATTGAATCTGATGTTACTGCGCTCGATGTAAGAGTTACTGCTATCGAGGAAACAATTGAGGATTACTCCGCGGAGACGGATAGTGATGTTGCAGTCGGTCACGCCCTGTATATTAAGGCTGGCGGAACTGTCGATTTAGCATACGCGGATTCAGCAAGCGGTTATAAGGTTGGTGGGTTTGCTACTGAAGCAAAAGGCGCTGGCACTGCGGTTAAATTCAGGGCTGATGGTAAGTTATCAATAGACAACTGGACAGCAATAGCTGGAGCTGCTGAACTTACACCTGGTGTAGACTATTATCTTGCCGAGCAAGTTGGCGCAGAGGGTGTTCCGTCTTACGCTAATGCCGGGGGAACTGGTGATCGTACATCGTTAATTACGATTACGAGCGACGTTCTGAGAACCGGCGACTGGACAAGGTTAATTGATGGAGCTTTTGCTGACGGTGTTTTTTGGCTCAAGACTCAAGATGTAGCGGGATTATATATTAGATTTGATTTCGGTGAAGGCATATCAAAGTTGATTACTGAAGCCAAATGGTATCAGGGGCTTGCGGACGCTCAGGGTGTGTGGCGGTGGCAGGGATCAGACAACGCAGTTGATTGGGTGAACATTGGTAACTCCTTCACGCTCGCTGGAGTTCTCACACAAACACAAACTGAGCTGAACGGAAATACAATTGGCTATAGGTACTATCAATTACTTGGCGTTAGCGGTTCGACTATTGTACTGAAATATCAGCGTGAAATCGAATTCAAGATTGACACTTATTCGCCGGGAGTTCACGGAAAAATTACCGATACTGCACCAGCGACATCGGGATCACACGTTACTCGTGTGGGACATGCGACATCAGTTACAACTTTAGACATAGAAATTTCACAACCCATACTACTGTGAGGAAAAAAGCATGGCACTCAAAAAACCACTCGTAATCTCATCTGGTCAAGTGCAACAATTGCAATCTGGCGATACGCTAGATGCACCAATGACTGCTGTTGATATTGTCGTTGCAACAAACAGTAACGCGGGGGCAATCGTTATTGGTTCGCCGGTATACCCCGATGGAAATGACTCAGTTGATCTCGGAAAAGCCGATGCTTCTGGCACTGTTGAGCTACTGGGGCTTGTTCGTGACACTACTATTGGAATTGCCGGTTCAGGCGAGATTCAGACTGATGGCGTTCTGGCGGCGACTACTGGCCAGTGGGACGCGGTGACGGGGGATTCTGGCGGCTTGACTGCCGGTACAGTCTACTACCTCGACCCGTCTACCGCTGGTATGCTTACCGATACTGCCCCCTCAACCGCTGGCCAGTTTGTTGTGCGCGTTGGGCTGGCTACCAGCACAACCGAAATGGAAATTGGCGTCGAGCCTCCGATTAAGCTCTGATATGGCAGATAAAGCACCATTAGTAATTGATGCTGGGCAAGTACGGCAGACTGCTGCCGGTGATGTAATAGTGTGCCCCGGCATAACAAACTCAGCACTCACGTCCGGTCGTGTTGTGCTGGTCGGCGTTGATGGCGTTCTGGAGGATACTTATAATTTACTATTTGATGGCGTGACATTGAAATCCAAGTGTTTCGATTTACCTAATACTACTGATTCTGCAATTGGAGTAATAAAACAAGACTCCTACAGCTTAATACATTCGTATCATCCTGCCGGAGCCGATGGTTTGAATTTATTTATTGGAGATCGGGCTGGTAATTTTACAATGAGTCCAGCGGGCGGTGCGTCCTCCAGGGCTTCCCGTAATTTAGGGATTGGACGGCAGGCGCTTAAGAGCCTTACGACTGGGAATCAAAATGTAGCAATTGGTGTTTTTGCCGGGGATAATTTAACAACCGGCAACGAGAATATGTGTTTTGGCTACAGTTCCCTGGGGGTTTGTGCCGCTGGCTTGGCGAACGCCGGGATAGGGGTCGCTTCACTGGGTACTGTTACCGGCAGCTATAACATAGGTATAGGCTATTACGCCGGGTATCGCGTTACCGGAAACGGTAGTATATGTATTGGAAAGCAAGCTGGATATTGGGAGACTGGTTCTGGTAAATTATTTATTGATAATGCCCCAAGGACAAATGAAGCCGATGCTCGCGTCAAGGCGATGATGTACGGTGCGTTCGCCTCAACTGCGGTGGCACAAGACCTTACATTTAATGCACAGGTTGGGGTGAATATACCGCCTACCGCCTGGCTTACGCTTCGTGCAGGTTCAGCAGCGGCAGGCACAGCACCACTGAAATTAACCTCAGGCACGAATCTTACGACCCCGGAAGCCGGAACGATAGAGTACGATGGCACGCGATTTTATATCACTGGTAGCGGGGCGCGTAGGGTTATCTCAAGGGCTAGTGACGTAATAACCACCGCAGCGACAGCAGCAAACACAACGGCAGAGATAACGGTTTTCACAGCGGTGTTACCGGCGAATATATTAGCTGCTGGAAAAGTATATACTGTACTTGGGTATGGTAAAGCATCAACACAGAATGCTTCAGCCACACTTACAATTCGCGTTAAGGTTGATGGGGTCACGCTTGTCACATTGGCCTGTACGCCGGGGCAGGCCGCTAATGATCCGATGTGTTATAGGCTCACGTTTACCGTAAGGACGATTGGGGCTACTGGAACGATTTCAAGTCATGGCGATATTGAAGTCAAGGATTCAAAGGTGCATACCAATACATCGTCCACTACAGTTGACACAACGGCTGTTGGCGGTGTTACCGTTACCTTCCAATGGGACAATGCTCATGCCGATAATACCGCAACGTTGGACCAGGGGTTTTTAAAGCTCAATAACTAAGGGATGCTATGGATAAGTTCAGTAAACACAGTTCAACTAAGATTAAACGCGACAGGACAAGCGTGCAATCACTTACCTTTGGGCGAATTGATATTGAGTGCAGATTGCAGATGTTGCGTGAGCAAAAAAAGAATGAAATTGCGTCACTTGATGAGCAAATAGCTGAATGGAGCGTACTGCTTGAGAAATGTGATGAGCTGGGGATTAAGTAATGGGCGGAGCTTACACTGCAAAACCTGCTGTCACAGTAGAGGACGAGCGACCGCCAGGTTGGGGCGACTGGCCGTGGCCTGGGCCGTTTCCGCCTGGGTTTGACTGGAGGGATTACGAGTGGCCAGGGTTGCCTGGTGGAGGTAAGCCGAGTGATGATGACGACAAGCCAGGCGACCCACCAACTGCACCGCGTATTATAGTATATCCGACAAGTGGAATGCAGACACGGGAGGAAGATCGCGGTAATGTCAACAAGCGCGTTGACTATAAGGGTTATGGAAGAAATTTCTTCTATATTGTATTGTCGAAAGCACCCAAAAAGGCGTCGATATTTGTCCCGGTAGTTACGAGAAATGACGACGAAGGAAGGGACCAGGCGGTTTCTGAAGAATATACTACTTTTGTGGAATTCCCTCATTATGGGTCCGGCCACATGGCGTGGGATAACCCGCGCAAGATTTGGTTGGCGGGCGAGGATGACAACACAGAAGATGGTGATGTGGCATATTCCTTTAGGGTGGGTCCGTCTAGTAGTGCGTACTGGGGAGGTATTGGTCCAGATCATGTACCATATCCCGGCTATAATAGAATATATGGAAGTGATGCTTCTGTAACTAATATAGAAACCGTTTGGGAATTAAAGGTTAGGGCGGCATACCAAACATCTGGCGACGTGTGGCATTCTCTTTCTTGGGTAACTGGTAGTCATACCGAAAGGGGCAAAATTGAGATAGAGTGTAGCCAGGGAAATGTGATGGGTCAAAGGGAATCTCTTACGTATATGGACTCTGTGTTTAATGTGGGGCATGTCTATGAAACTACAATTACGGAAGTGACAACTGGTGACTTCGGTGATTACGGGTGGATTTCGCCCTCTGCTGCGTATGTGCGAACTGGCAGGAAAGGCATGACGTTTAAGGTTACGTATACGGCGTCTGCAACTTACGGGGTTGGGGAGCCGTGTATGGGTACATCGGGCGGAAGTTCCGAGAGCAGGCTTACTGTTGTGATGGAATTATACAAAGATGGGGTACTTCAGGAGATGTTTATTGATGCAGTTCATGCATCATCCGGTGGGGCTTTGGTAGTGAGATCGAAGGAAAAAACTTTCATTACCGAAGAAGAATAAGACAAGGAAATTAAGGAAGGAGACAAAAATGAGTAGCATGATAGGCGCTGTTCAGGGGCGAACGATACCGCGAGTCGGTGGCCAAGGTATGTTCACGCGCGATCCCGGCTACCAGTCCGCCAGGATTGGGGCAGAAGCACAATTGCAAGGATTACAATGGCAGCTGGGTCAGCAAGCTCATCAATTTAAGGCAAGAACGGACCTCTGGCGAGAGTTCTCGCAACAGCAGCAACAGCAGACTAGCGGTTTAACTGGAATGATTAACGAATATAATCGAGCATTCCATGAGGCTAGGACTGCAAATGAAGCTAAGTATCAACAGGCGCTCGGTGTTGTGGGTACGACCTCAGGGCAACAGAGAGCTGACGTGATGAGCCAGTATGGCCAGCAGGAAGCTGGTGCCATGCAAAATCTAGCTAGGCTTGGTATGTCAAATACTACCGTTGCCCCAACGCTTCAATCTGGCATTCAACGCGAACGGCAGGGTGCATTGAACCGTGTCAGTGATGCCGAGATGCAGGCTAAACTTGGTGTAATGCAGGGCTTTGAGCATAAGTATCCTGAGCCTGGGATAACGCAGGCTGCAATTCAGGCTATGGCTCCTAAGTGGCAGTTTCCATCTTTTTAGGGTATAAGTGTTATGGCTACAAAAAAATCAATTCGCTATACCAAGAAAATTCCTACTTCCATAGACTACAGGCGGATGTCTATGCTAGAGAGAGAGCAACGCAATCCAGCATCAGTTCGTGCTGCCAAGATACGAGCTGCGGCACGAGCTGATTTCCAGGAAAGGGAGGATGTCCTTGATTACAGAGTTAGGGAAGATCAAGCAAGGATAGCTAGGGAGCAGGCATCCTTTATGCGCCAGAGAGGATCGGCAATGGCAGCCGACAGGGAGGAAGTACGCAGGAAGGCTCAATTCGATGCTGCGCATTTCGAGTACCGTTATACAGCAAAACAAAAGCTCACGATTTCACGTATTCGTTCCGCTCAGAATGTATTTAGTAATGACCCGAGGAATAGCAAAGACGATATTGCAAATGCAAACACTAGGGCCGATGAAATCATAATGCATATCAAGCCAAGTTGGCTTCCGAGGCTATCGCCGTATCCAGAAAACAAGGGGGTTGGGGATATTTGGGACGAACAAGGTGTAATGACCTCCAGAAAACAGAACGGCGAAACCTGGCAAATTGACACAGCAAAAACAGTTGGTGGCCAGGCGCAGCTTGCTAAATTTAAGTTAGATCAAGCGCGACTTTCCGCACAGCAGAAGCGCGAGGGGAAGTTATTTGATCTCCGTATAAAGCTACTAACAACTGATGTGGCTGGAGCTGGCGGTATGAAGCGTCCCAGAACAGCCGAGGAAGTTAATAAAATAATGGAGTTGCTCAGTGCTCCGCGGGAGCGCAGGGTGTCAGCGGGGCGCAAGCAGCCCGCTGAGTCTTATAGGGAAATTGGCAATAATCGCATGATGCCGCCGTTGACGCCGAATGATCCCGAATATGGCGGGGCGTCGCATATATCATCTGACGCTGACTATGAGAAATTACCACCTGGCGCGAAATTCATTGGTCCAGACGATGTGTTACGCCGTAAGCCTGGGGGCGAAGAGTAATGGGCTGGCAAGATGCACCTCTCGTAAAGTTTAAGGAAGAGGAAAAGGAAGTTGCCTCATGGCGTGATGCCCCCGAGGTTCCCGAGGCTGAAATTAGGGCTAACATCGACAGGATGCGCAAGGCTGCCGGGCAGGTTCCAGCCGCGGAGATGAATAGACCCAAACCCCTGACTGGCTTAGCTGCTACTCGCAAGGCACATTATGCCGAAACACCAGAGGAAATACGACAAGCTAAAGATTTCCTGCTTCGTCGTAGCCGCGAGCAGCTTGCGGGTGCATGGGCACCAAATCTTCGTGCTACGGCTCTTGCCCTTGGGACGCACTTTATTTCTATTCCCGCCAGACTAACTGGCCAGCGCAGGACTGCTGATTACTTTAATCGTTATGCTGATTCCATTAGGCAGGCCGCGGCAGAACGAGATATTAAGCAACCTGGAATTGTTCCGCCAATTGTAAAGCGTGGTTTACGCGGTGTTGGCGAGACGGTCCCCATGATGGCCCTGGCGAGTCCACTCGGCGTTTATGGCGTAATAGGCCAAGCTGCCGTAGTTGAATGGGATTCAGCCATTACGGAGGGCAAGGACGCCGGTTTGAAAGGTAAGGAATTGGCTGGTTATGCCGTATCTCAGGGTGTAATTGAGGGTAGTGTCGCCGGGTTATTTCAAGCGGTCGGATGGGGCGGCGTCGAAAAAATAATGGGCGGCAAGGCTGCTGTTGCAACTGGAGTGTCGAGTGCCCTAAAGCAGCTTGGGATAAACACCCTCCAGGAGCTGCCGGAAGAAGTCATTACTGAATTAGGTCATAATGTGGCTCGTGCTGTGTCTGGCGTTGATCCTGACGCCACCAGCGCCTCCAGCCTGGTTCAGACTGTTGCGGATACAACTGTCCAGACATTGCTTACTATGGGCGTCGTGTCGGCTCCTTCCGTGATGTCTGCATCTAAAACTAGCAGACGCTTAATGGCCGAAAGGGAGATGCTTTCTGTCGCGGAGTCCGGTAAAGCCCCCACCCGCAATCAGTGGAAGAAGTGGGGCATGAAGCCCGAGGAAGGAAAATCAGCTAAGGCACGATTGCAAAGTGTTGAACAAAAGGCTAAGCAAATCAAGGCTAAGGGTGAAGCGCTGGCGGAGGTCGCCAAAACAGCAAAAGAAATTTTAAAGGAGAGTGTTGCTGGTCCCACGGAAACGGAAACCGTTACGCGAACGCCGGAGGCTATACGCGAGATGACGCAGGGGGCGTTAAAAGCGCCAGTTGCCGAGGGTGAGGGAGGGGGCTACGGAGTCGAGAAATCTGGTACTGGATTTATTATTACCGGACCAGATGGGAAGCCAGCAGAATATACTGATCCTGGCGTAATGAAAATATATCACAAGAAAGGAATTGCGGAACATGAAGCTAGGATATTAAACCAGGAAGCAACGCCAGAAATATCAGCAGTTGAAGGTGAGGCTCCATCTACTTTTGATCCCACTGCTCCGTTAATGCCCTTTATTGAGAAACTAAAACAACAGGCCATTGAAGCCGAGCCGAAAAAGAAGGGCTTTCTGAAAGAGGAGACTGGAGCTAGACCTATCACTGGTGGACCCCTCGGCCAGCGAGCACGCAGTGATGTTATAGGTGGCGGTGGCGAGGTTGATATTTCAGTTGGACGAGCTGAGGTTGATACTCGATTAGACGCCGCGCGTGGCATGGAGAAACCTGGCAGGCTCGCTAAACTCAAGGAAGGCTGGGAAACTGTTAAACATTATGCAACTAGGGCACATGCATATATTCCGAATACCACTGAATTTTCAGCGGCACGTGAGGTTTTGCGTCTCTTAAAGGTTGTTCCGCATTCGGGGAAAGACGATGCCATTCGTATAAATGCTGCTATTCTTGATCCATTGGGACCAAAGCAATATGAATTATTCGGACGATATGCTCAAATACGCAATCAACTTGCGGCTCTTGACCTTGGTCAGCCGTTACGACATGGCTTCGCTAATAGAGCGGAAGTGGAGGCGTATAAGGTGAAATTGGAAGCCGTTATCGAGCGAACGCCAGATGTTAAGCAAGCGTTGGAATCTCGTCGTGAAGCGGTACGTGAAGTTGTTGGCGCAGCGGTGGCACATGATCTTTTGCCGGAATCAGCGTTGCAGAATAGCGAAACATATTTCCACCAACAGGTGATGATGTACCATGCCGCCAGTGCTAAATATGCCGGTGGTTCGATTTATCAAAAAACAAAAAAGTCCTTTCAAAAACATCGTGTTGCTGCCGAGGGACTCGAATCGCTCGATGCTGAATATGATTACAATACTGATTTTTTGGAGTCTGAAGTTTCCTGGATGGCAGATGCCCTGGCTGGAGTGCAGCAAGAACAATTACTCGATACATTGTATAGAAAATATGATGTATACGAGAAATTCTCCACTGAAGCTAAGCAACGTGACGTTTCGTTAAATAAGGTTGTTCGTGAGGATGGCACAAAAGGGATATTTCAAGCTGATCCTGGTAACGCATTCTACAGGGCGTTTTCGATTCCAGATAAGATTGCTCAGAAATTACAGAGTGGCATTCTTGAAAGTTGCGAATTAACGAAAGGTCAAATTAAGACCGTCCTTGCAGTTGGTAATCAACGACGACCTGCTGTTTTACCAAAAGAAATTGTAGCTGAATTGGAAGCTGCGAAGAAACCACAAGACCCTAATTGGCTTACAGCGCTTAACGATATGGCAATTCGGGCATGGAAGATATTGAGTACAATTGGGCCTAAGCGAATTACTGCTTACGAGATACGCAATATGACTGGTGATCTTGAACCAGCCCTAGCGGCTCATCCTGAAATAATTTTTGAGGTAAAGGCGGCAGCAATAGAATTGCGAAAAATGATGAAGGCCACGACGCCGCTGACTCAGGAAATGAAAGTTGCCAGAAATCTCGGTACTACATCATCTGGGTTTTTCACTTCAGAAATTGGTAACATTGGTATGTTACCTACCTTCGCACACCTTGATGCGAAGCAAAAGCGTTTCTGGCATCAGGCCACGCATCCAGTTGAGACATATTTAGGTGCAGTTGGTCCGCTTAATAATTTCCGTGAAGATTTACTGCGATACGCTGCTTTGCGATTTTATCGTAAAGCATTAGCGAAGGGCGAATTGAAGCATTTCGGTGCATCTAAACGGGCGGTTGTTCGTCAGCTACAGAAGGACATGGGTAATGATGTTGCGGCTGCACACATGTCACGTCAGCTCCTTGGCGATTATGGTAATATGACCGTAATGGGGGAATGGTTTCGGACTAAGCTATATCCCTTCTGGTCGTTTCAGGAAATCAATATCAAGCGTTGGCCGAGATTAGCGATCAATGCTTTTCAGACGGGGGAAAATAGAGCCGAGACAGGTAAAGTGGCTGCTAAAATGTTTGCCGTAGCAGCTACAATGCGACTTGCTCAAGGCCAGGCTGCGCTATATGTCTGGAATAACATCATGGCCCCGCTTATCTGGGGATGCGACGATGATGATGATTTGCCACCGAATGAGCGTGCTAATCCGCATATTTTGCTTGGTCGCACGGCAGATGGTTCTATGCGCGTATTTACAAATGTTGGGGCATCTGGTGATTTCCTGGAGTGGCTTGGGATTAACGAAGCCATTTCGATGATTGGAAAATATAAAGCTGGCCAGGTTACAGGAACTGACATCATTAAGGAAATGATGAAGTCGCCACTTGAAAAGATGGTCGGCTCGTTGCGTCCTGATATAAAGGGTGGCTTTGAGGTATTGACGGGACAGTCATTGTTTCCATCTCCGTTCACTCCACGTTCCGTCGATAGGGGCGAAGCTGTGGCTGGCATAGTTGGTTTGCGCGATGAATTTAAGTGGGTGAAGGGAATGGCCCTCGGTGATGGAACGAGACCGCGAAAGAACTACTGGCAGCGATTCTTTTATCGCACGCTGGACCCGCGGGCACTCGCATTGAATGAGGTTTACGATCTGCGAATGAGATTTCTAGAGTCAAAGGGATCACCACGAAGTGGTGTATACCCCGTGTCGGAATATCGGACAGCTCGCTCGGCTGCAATCAACGAGGATTACGATGCGTTCGTGGATTGGAAGAAAGAATTCCAGAAGAAACACCCCGCTGATTATGGATCGCGTTTCACGAGTTTTTTGCGGCGCATGGACCCTATATCTTCCAGGCTAAATGAAAGCGATGAAATTGAATTCATCACCGAATACCTAACGAATGAGCAGCGCGATAAGCTGAAGGTGGCGCAGGATTACTCGGCTGAACTGCGTGGTACACTGGCGGTGTGGTGGGAGGCAGCTTCTAAATCTGGAAATAAGCACGCAAATTAGTGAAAAACAGTTGCATTACAACCAGTTTGGTGGTATAATATAGTTACGATGAAGAAATACCCCCTGAAGAACGGTGACGTTATTGGTTTCAGTGGAAACCACTGGCATTCTGATACAATCAATTTACTAACTTACGGAATTCCGCGCCTATCACTTAGTCACGTTGGTATTATTTGCAAGGGTGATTTATGGGAGGCAATTTCAACATGCGGTGTTATTGCAACCTCGCCTGCAAGCGCAACAATAAATATCTACAATGGTAGGGTGTGGGTTTACCCACTTTTCCGTAATCTCTTTCCACACGAAAGCCGAAGGCTATATCGAAAGCTCTTGACATCGAAAGATATTCCGTATGACATGGCCGGAGCAGTGCGTTCCGGTGGCTTACTGTTCGCCCTAATGGAATCGTTACTATGGAAACAGGATTTTTCAAGCTACTTTTGTTCTGAGCTTGTTGCGTCGAAGTTGTCGGAGATCGGCATTTTCCCGACAGTAAATGCAAGCCGTTGGAACCCCAACAAATATGTTCGTCGCTTGCGACGTGAAGGTATCCTTCAGAAACCAGTGAGGCTAAAATGAAGGAACTCAACGAGTTCAGGGAGAAAATTTCAAGGAAATTTTCCAATAGCGCCATATCTGCCTGCATTTGTGTGTGGGTTATTGTATTATACGCAATCTGGCTCGGTGGTGTTGTTGGTACATTTTCGACTTCTGTGTGTCTAGCTGTGGACGGCACGCAGATCAATGCGCCTAACGATGAACGTCCCACGGTAAATATCCCGAAGGCTCTCAGGCAATCCAATTGGCGAGGGGACCAAAACGAGGGATCATGCGTCCATGCGACGATGATTAGTTTATTTCGCTGGCAAGGACGGTACAAAACAGCAGACCGATGGCGACGTAGGTACGGAAATGGCGAATGGCCATCCGACTTACAGGCCAAGTTCGAGGCGAATGGAATTCGCTATGCTTATGTCACGAATGGAGACGTGAATTTCCTGGAGTGGGCTTGCTCCACTAGGCGAGGCTGTGGCATTACTATCAATGGCGGGGCGCACATGGTGGCACTTGTGCATCTTGACGATAAGTGGGCCGGGCTACTCGATAATAATAGCGTTTCTACGATCATCTGGATTCCACGCGAGACACTAATCGCTGAGTGGAAAGCCAGCATGGGGTGGGCTGTAACTATGATTTATACACCCGCCGCACCTTTACCTAAATAGAAGGAGTGGAGCGAATGCGAATCGTAACGTCCGTATTGCTGTGCATCGCTATATTGCTATGTGCAGCTCCGATCTACGCTGAGAATTTTCCGCGTGGAGTTATTGCTGAAGAGCGAATTATTAACCTACCGAATGACCAAGCTAAATGGTATATTTCGGTTATTGGCCGCAAGGATGACGCTAACTTCCATAAGTTAGTGAAGTGGTTTGAGACCAATGAGAAACTAGCGAAACTGAAGGATCAGGTTCATTTCTGTCCAGTGACTTTTGGTAGTGCAATCTACGAAGCTCGCTATGCTAGTAATGTGACTGCTCTGCCGATGATTCGTATGCAGAAGTCTGATGGCACTAAAGTATACGAGGTTTCTGGCACCAAGATTCCGATGTCTGCCGAGGGACTTAACGGCGCTATGGCTGAAAGTGTACGACCAGTTTTGCCGTGGCGCAAGAAAAACGCTTGTCCTTGCCCGTCGCCAGTCCCGGTCCCGGAACCCGACCTAGACCCAGAGCCACAACCTATTGATGATGGCGCTATGCCGTTCATTGATGAACCCGTTTCACGTGGCGTTCCCACTGGGATATGTGTCGTTACGCTGGTGCTAAGTGTGCTTGTTGGTGGCACGGGTGGTGTTGCTATTCAGTGGAATAAAACTTATTCCGAATGAGATTTTTGTTACAATTTTACCTAACGAGAAGGAATTGAAATGAGCGTTCTTGAAGTTACTCTAGTATGTGTCCTTTCTGCTGTTGCTGCCTGTGGTCTAGCTGTCTTTCTATTCAAGAAGGACACTGAGAAAGAAGGGCGTCGCCGCGGAGCCGCTAAGTTGGCTGGCGTACTGTCTGCGCTTGGCCTCGTGAAGATTCCTGATTTCCTAGTTGACTATTCTGTCGGGGATTACTCTGGCATGACTAAGAAAATCGCCGAGCTTGCGAAGCTATTTCTCGATGGCAGCGATGCCGTCCTAAAGGAGTTCGAGGTTGTATTCGAGCGCCTGCTAGACGCCCGTTTGGCTTCGGAGGCAGGTCGCGCATTGATTGCTGCAAAGCTAGAGGATGCAGTCCGAGCGAAGGATGTCACTGCTGTCGTGACCGCACCGAAGGCTGGTGTAGTGTAGCATTACCACCTGGCGTCTCTCGAAGCCACATGATGTTGGCATGGAGCGAGGAGTCGGCTTATAAGCAGGTGGCTAGCTGGCCAGCGCATAAGGATATGCCTGGCCAGCCTTATTTTTAGAAAGCAAGAGATGAACGATCAACTTATACATGAGATGGTATTCATAATTTCCGTTGTTGTAATTAGTATTGGGGCAATGCTTCTAGTTGCCTACGCAATACCAACTACGCCAGCTCCAGCCCCTGAAGCCAATGTATCCGTCGTAGCTTTCACTGCAAAGTGGTGTAAAACGTGCAATAAGATCAGACCAATTCTCATAGCCATTAAAGCGAGTGGAGTTAGTGTTGATATTATCAACATAGATACACACGAAGGCATGGTCCTAGCACGCAAATACGGTGTCACGAGTGTACCGACATTTTTCGTGCAAACTAAGTCGGGGATGACGAGAACACAAAACATTTTCATTGTAGTGCGTATTATCGAAAAGAATAAGGTAGGAAATGACGATTAAGGAAAGATCACTCCTGGAGAGGTTGCGCGACGAGCTGCATGGCTACCATTTAGAAGTAGTCGAGCTAGCTAGTGACCTAAAAAATGTAGCTGAATCAGTCGATGGAATTGATTTCGATTTATACGGCACACCAGGTGACAAAAAGACAAATCCAGGTGCGCTACACGATATTTCCAAACTCCTCGGTAGCCGAACCAGGATGCTAAAATATCTGGGGGGTGCTTGGGCTGTTTTGTTAATAGTTGTAGGCGCAGCAATAAAGTATTTCTTGTTTTGATTACGCGAAAGGAGTCTATCGTGCAGAGGGTATTCAATTGCGTTGTTGTATTGGTTGTCGCGGGGGTATGTTTGATTCAGGGGATTGAAAATTACGGATTCGAGAAAGATTCCCGATTCAGCAATAACCAAATTGACATCCTTCGCAATCGCCTGAATTCACGCGGGCCAGTTCCGCATACTGATGATCTCGCTATTTACCGTCAGCTCCAAGAGGTAAGTGTAAAGGTAATCTCAGCACGAGGTAGTGGCTCTGGGGTGGTATTCACCCGTAACATTGCAGGCAAGCAAAAGACTTTCGTGTGGACTGCTGGCCACGTTATTGATGGACTTCAGCAAGATGATGGCTCTTTTGCTCATGTTACAGTGCTAGTTGAGATGCGAACTGTGCACGGCAAATTTGTTTGCAAGAAAAGTTTGCCAGCAAAGGTAATTGCGTTCAGTGACCCGGATAACGGCCAAGATTTAGCTCTCCTTGAAGTCCTTGACGATGGTGCTCAGCTTACGTGGCTTCATTCTGCGAAGTTCGCTGATGCCAGTATCCAGCCCGTCGGGACCGAAATTATCCACGTAGGCTCGACCGCTGGCTTGTTCAATAGCGTAAGTCTCGGGATTATTTCCCAGACAGACCGAGACCTCGGAGATGGCCTTCGTTATGACCAAACTACCTCAATGGCTTATCCTGGCTCCTCTGGCGGAGGGGTTTATACTCGAAATGGCGAGTGCATCGGCCTTTTGACTCGCGGAATAGGCCCAGGTCTCAATTTCTTCGTCCCCATGCGCCGCGTGAGGGCTTGGGCGAAGGAAGAGGGTATCGAGTGGGCCTTGGACAGAAACGTCCCAGTGCCCCTCACGCGCGATCCTACGCGGTTCGAGGAGGAGACTTGGCCGTTGCGTGAGGTGATTTGAGTGGGGGTTGGAATTTGAATTTTTTAATCTCCCTGAGCATTTGCTGGCGTAAATCCTCTTTGTCAAATTCTATTGACTCTCCATTCCAATTACGCCATTTAGTATAGCCCTTGGCTTTCATTTTAAGCTCCCTTCCGTCTGAACAGTCTTACTGCTCTGTGGCCACGAAAGGCCACAGAAGCCACCACTTCGCCCCTCCGCGGCGCTTTATTTAATGCGGTGGCGTGGCCATGTGGGACGTACTCATAGTGATACGAGCGATAACCTGTGCCCGGAGGCGAATTATCTATAAGGAAACTGTTGCTGCTCACCCTATAGGCCCACGGCAAGTTCTTAATGCCCCAAACTCGATGTAACTTGCCATGCCCGGCGATACACACCATGTATTTCGATTTCGAGCTGATAATATACATCGTCTCGCCGCACACTGGGCATATCCAGTCGCCTCGCGTCATCTCGTACTCTCCCAAAAGGATTCGTGATAATAGTACATCACTAACTTTATTATTATACACGCCCCGGTAAATAGTAAGCAATTTCCAAAATGACCGAACATCCACCACGCTAGACCGAGGCATACAATGTTCGAGATACCTTCCCAGGAAACGGCTTTTCGCATTGTACGATTATTCATTTGGTTGTTTCGTATCTAAGTCAAAAGGAAGCCAGTGACCATCACTCGCAGATGCCATTTGTGCTCCAGGTATTCGGGAAATTGTTTCCAGATATTCTCGAACGGCTTTCCAGCTAGTAAAAAATAACCGCCAATCGAGCATGGCAAACCACCAAAGTGGAGCTTTCTGTATTCCGCCCTCAATCATTATGATAACTGGCTTGTTTTGACTTGCTGCCCTAGCTACCTCTTCATGTGTTCCGAATGTGGGTATATCTGGATCGAGATAAACAATCAAAAAGTCACTAACATCCACCATGCGGAGATCAACAGCTCTTATTTTTTGCATGAATCTCCTAATGCTTACAAATTCCCCGCAACTACGCTTTTTTTTCATTTCAGCAAAGTCCCCTTGGTTCTCCCTACCGTACTCAATTGGTTTACAGTATGGATCGAGCCATTGAATTCCCAGGTATGATAGGTTTTGCTTGACTTGCTCCCTCCATTTACCACCATTATCGGAAGTGTTTTCCATTGCGCCAGCCAAATAGCATCTCATTCCAGCTAAATTATTCATGGTTCGTCTCTGTCGGCAAAAGAGAATGAAAGGAACCTGATCCAATTCTATCACAGCCGAGATCAAGCATCCTGGCCGCATCTTTGTACGTCTTGATTCCGCCACTCGCCTTGACGCGCAGTGGCGTTAAGCACACTGCGTCAATTATTTCCTGAACCGCCCATTCCGTAGCGCCATTACTCGCATATCCAGTAGACGTTTTGACAAAACCAACCTCGGTATCAGCGCAAATGTAACAGGCTTCCCGAATTTGTAATCGAGAATAATAGCATGTTTCCAGGATAGCCTTAACGAGAACATTATGATACTTAGCTTCGCGTACTATTTCCTGTAACTCCAGCTCCATTGGTTCACTATCCCCGTCAAGAAAACGTCCATAATTAACGACAACATCTAGCTCCTTGGCTCCATTTATCATTGCGTATAATGCCTCATGGCACTTTGTATCCGGCATCGAATTCCCGTGCGGAAACCCAATAACACATGACACGTTATTGAATAGCGATACAGCCAATGGAACATAGATCGGTGCGACACACACGCTTTTGATGCCATGCTTATTGGCTAGTGCACAGGCGCACTTTACGTCATTACGTGTCGCAGTTGGTTTCAGGACAGCCAAGTCGAGTCTTGCGGCTATCTGTTCGGCAGTATAGTTCATTCCATAGGCTCCTTAAAATCATTCATCCATGCAGTGTAAATCATAGCGTAATAGGCTCCCCATACTGGTCCGTGATACTCCGCATCTGTCTTTACCCAATCATCCACCAGACAATGCGCCCACTCATGGACAAGCGCATCCCGTTGATAAATTGGCAACGCAAGCGAGCTAATACGAACAAGAAACTTCTTGCCGTCGAATCGCGTGATGCCAAAGTTCCCTTTTGATGGGTAGTGCCATACATGAATAGGGTATCTTGCAGGAAAGTATTTCCTTAGATTCCGTAAAAGAACACGCCATTTCTCGGCATCGCTAATTTTTTTCACAATTACCCCTGACTACCTGGCTTTGTTGTGGGAATTTCTTCTTCTGGATCAATCCCAGGG